ACGAGGAACTCGACGTGGCCGAGTGCCTGGACATCCGCCAGCTGCTCGCCGCCACTCCGAACCAGCGTTGTGCCCGGATGGAGGAGCTCCTCAACGCGGCCGCCCGGAGTGGCGACGACATCGTCAAGGACGTCGCGCGCCTGATCGTGATGAGGCTCGCGGAGACGACCGAGGACCGCATGCCGCCCGACTACGTCGAGGCACTCCCCATGGTGCCCGACAAGCAGCGGGAGATCCTCTTCGAAGAGGCGAAGATGATCAAGACGAAGATCCTCGAGGCCGGGATCGGCGGCGCCCTCACCTGGGCCAACGCCGAGAAGCGCGACAAGTCCGACGGCCTCAAGAAGAAGAACGCGGCCGCGGAGGAGCTGCGGAAGCGCGCGGCTCAGGTCCCCGAGCCCGACGAGCGCGACATCATCCGCCTGGAGGCCGAGAAGAAGAAGCTCCTGGTGGAGTCGGGCGCCGTCAAGCAGCGCTGGGCCGACTACAACCTCCTGGCCGGGACCGCCACGCGGCTCCAGGAGCAGCTGAAGGTCACCGAGGAGATCGCCGAGCGCGTTCAGAAGTCCGCGATGGACGCCGAAGCGGTTCACGGCAAGGCGGCGAAGGAGCTGCGGGAGCAGAGCGACCAGGTCCTCGAAAAGATGAGCGCGCTCAAGACGCCTCCCGAGGAGGACGACAGCCAGGTCACGAAGCTCCAGGACGAAGCCAGAACACTCGCGCTGAAGGCCGAAGCCATCGATCTGCCGAACATCCCGGACACCATCAAGCACGAGCGCGCCGTCGCGGATCTGAAGGCTCGGATCCAGATGGCGGAGATGTCCGAGTGGGCGGAGGTCCTGAAGATCGCGGAGGACATCGAGGGAATCGGGACTTCGAAGGGCTTCAAGACCGCACTGGGCAAGCCTCTCAAGAAGCTGCGCGAGATTGCCGAGAAGGGGCTGGGCGCGAACCCCGCCGAGCTGAAGCAGGACCTGACCGCGGCGAGTGCCCGGCTGCAGGAAGCGACCGAGGCGAAGAAGAAGGCGGAGGCACTGCGTGAGAAGGCCGGGGCCGAACGCATCGCCCTGTGCCAGCAGGCGGACCAGAAGACCGCCGAGGCCATCAAGATCAGGGCCGAGATCAACCAGCGCCGACGGAAGGCCCTCCAGGACTTCGACGCCCAGCGCGCCGCCCTGGCCGCCGAGCGGACGAAGCTGGAGCGCGCGCTCGAGACTCACAAGGAAGCCCTGGAGATCGCCCGCCAGGAGCACGAACGCACCCAGCGCCGGGTGACCTCCCTGCGGGACCAGGCCAAGGGCGCCGGCGAGCTGCCCGCCGCCCCGCCGGATCCCATGGTGATCGAGGGCAAGCTGAGCGCGGTCGACGGCGAGCTTCAGAAGCTGATCGCCGCGAGGGCCACCCACACCGAGATCCACAACGTCCTGAACGAGATCGAAGCGGCCAAGGCGGGCGCCGTGGTGTTCACCGCGATCGAGTGGGCCCTGCAGCGCCAGCGCGAGGTGGAGATCTCCAGCGCGGGCGGACCGCTGATCAGGACGATGAACGAGTTCCTGAAGGCCGCGGGCCGGAAGGAAACACCTTTCATCCGCGCGAGCCAGGGCCTCTGCACCATCGGGTGGAAGACCGCCGACGGCCGCGAGATCCAGATCCAGGCGCTCTCGGGGGGCGAATGGTGCCTCTTCGCCGCCGCGCTCACCACCGCCGTGATCCTCTGCCGGAAGAGCGTGCTCAAGATCCTGCTGGTGGAAGCAGGCGAGGCGGACGGACGCGTTCTGAGCCAGCTCCTCGAAGGCATCCAGGGCGTGAACAAGGAGGAGCTGCTGACCGCGATCGTGATGTCGCCGAGGGCTCCCGACCAGAGGGTCGACTACCTCGAGGGCTGGGACGTCATCCGGGTCACCGAGGACAAGAAGGCGGCCGCCGGCGCGGCTGCGTAAACGCGAGAACCACATGAGACGGGCGGGCCCCAGCAAGGCAGTACCCGCCGGAGACAAGCCGCTCCCGAGGGAATCGCAGGGATAGGACCGGGGGCGCAAATCGAGAGAGGGAGGTCGGACGTGGACAAGGTCGACGAGAAGTTCCCCCAGGCGGTGGCCTGGGGCCTGGCCGTGGCGGTGATGGTCCTGATCATCCTGCGCGCGGTCATCTGGCAGTAAGGGGCAGTTCCCGGGGCTTCGATCGAGGGTGGGCGCGCGGGGCGCGCCGAGAGAGACGGAACGGTAGAGAGAGTGGGCTTTCCTTACAACGAGATTCTGGTCGGAGATGCCCTAGAACAACTCAGGGCACTTCCGGCGCAGTCCGTCCACTGCGTAGTCACCTCGCCTCCCTACTGGGGGCTGCGGGACTACGGAGTCCCCCATCAACTCGGCCTCGAGCCCACGCCCGACGAGTACGTCGAGAAGATGGTCGTCATCTTCCGCGAGGTCCGCCGCATCCTGCGCCTCGACGGCACGCTCTGGCTGAACCTGGGCGACTGCTACGCCACTGGTGCCGGCATGGTTGGGGATTCACCCGGAGGTGGAGAACAGGGCGCCCGGTGGCTTGGCGACGTGCAGCGGCATCGAGACGAGCGACGCAGGACGACCCGCGACGGAACCCACTGCGGGAAACACACCGCGATCGCCGCCCGGGGTCCGATGAACCAGCCCAACCGTATGCCCATCCCCGGCCTGAAGCCCAAGGACCTGGTCGGAATCCCCTGGCGCGTCGCCTTTGCCCTCCAGCGCGATGGGTGGTGGATCCGCCAGGACAACATCTGGGCGAAGCGCAACCCGATGCCAGAGAGCGTCCGGGACCGCACCACGCGCGCGCACGAGTACGTCTTCCATCTCTCGCGCTCGGAGAACTACTTCTACGACGCCGTCGCCATCGAAGAGCCCCAGAGCGAGGCCGAGCGCACCTATAGGCTCCGGCAGCAAGCTCGCGGCGTCGAGACGGTCTACAAGCTACGCAAGGACGCGGAGGGCGCCAGGGCACCGGGGAACGCCTCGCAGGGTGCGAAAGGCTGCGCCCGCAGCGCGGAAGCCCGACAGCTCCTCGCCCTCAAGGGCACGCGGAATAGGCGCAGCGTCTGGTCGATCGCGACGCAGGCCTGTAAGGAGGCGCACTTCGCAACCTTCCCGGAGGACCTGGTCGAGCCCTGCATCCTGGCCGGGACCTCCGACAAGGGCTGCTGCGCGACGTGCGGCACTCCGTTAGTCCGCCGGCTGAAGGTCACCTACGAGAAGACCCGGCCGGGTGGCTGCCATGGCCCGAAGACGAAGGGCCGCCAACACGTCCCCTGCGGATCGGCTCGCTACAACGAGCGGCTGGTGGCCAGGCGTGAGACGGTCTCCTGGCAGAAGTCCTGCGACTGCGAGCTCTGGAGCGGCACCGTGCCGGCCATCGTCTTGGACCCGTTCATGGGCGCGGGGACGACTGCCCTCGTCGCGCTGAAGCGCGGCCGCCGCTTCATCGGCATCGACATCAACGCCGAGTACGCAGAGATCGCTCGGCGGCGCATCGCGCCGTTCATGCCGGCGCCGGCGGGGGTGGCCCAGTGATCTTCCCACTCATCACGTTCGACCTGATCCCCAACGAGGTTGCCGACGAGCGGCTTAAAGAATGGGGCCATTGGCTCGGGGGCTGCAACCGGCCGTTCGGGCGCCAATCCTTCGGACTGTCGATCGAGGGCGACGTCCTCTCAGTGGCGGTCAGCGCGTCCACGGTCAACGCAACCTGCGGCGGGGTCCCCCGGCAGGAATGCGTCGAGTTGGCCAGGCTCTGCTCTGCGCCGGCGCACCGAGATCTAACGCGCCCTGCCCTTCGCCTTTGGCGCAAGATCGCGCCCGTCGCGTGGACCCGCAAGTACTGGCCGGTCCGCGCCCTGGTCTCCTACTCCAACGCGATCCGCCACAAGGGCGACATCTACCGGTTCGACGGCTGGAAGAAGGTGGCCGACGTACGCGGCTCGACGGGCGGGGGCAACTGGACTCAAAAGAAAACCATGGAGCCAAAGGCGGTCTGGGTCTTCGACCTCCGGGGCGCTGCATGAACAAGAGTTTTTTGGGCAGTAACAGGAGCCGGGGGACCTGGCTGGGTGAGGGTGGAACGAGCGTGTGACCGGGAGGGGAGGCCCCAACGAGGGGCTTCCCCGAAAATTTGGGAGAGAGGAGAGGGGGCAGGTTCGTGGGTGAGATGCCGGAGGCGGTTCGGAAGATGATGCCGACGATCAAGTACCTGGCCAAGAAGGTGAGCGCGCGCGGCGCCGCGAGCATCGAGGATCTGATCCAGGTGGGGGCCATGGCCGCGATCGACGCCCTCAATCGATTCGATCCGAAGAAGGGCCGCGTCTGGAACTTCCTTCGTCAGCGCGCCCACGGCGCCATGATCGACGAGCTGAGGAACCTGGACCACATCTCCAGGATCTACCGGATCCGGGGACACATCAACGGCCGGCCGCTCCCCGAGACGCTGTCGCTCCAGACCTCGCCGATGGAGCTTGTTCCTCGGGTGTTGCCCGACAAGCGGGGCGAGTCCCCGACGCAGCGGTCCACGGTCCACGACTTCTGGACTGACGTCCGGGGCCACCTGAACGCCCGCGAGGCCCGAGCGCTGGTCCTCTACTACGCCGGCGACATGACGCTGAAGGCCGTGGCAGCCGCCATGGGCATCAGCGAATCGCGCGCCTGCCAAATCGTCGGCGGCGCAGTCCGCCGTCTACGGAAAACCTTCGCCAACCGCATCAGGAGGAACGCGTGAACACCCTCGAGGCCGACGAGGTCGCGCTGCTCGGCAAGGAGCGCCGCTGGGGCTTCTGGAACCGTCGCGACATCACCGACGGGAAGACCGTCTACATGCGGCGGATCTCCCTGGTGACCACGCCGTGGTTCAGCATCAAGCTCCACCGGATCTATCGCCCCGACGGCCAGCGGGAGCTGCACGACCATCCCTGGAGCTTCTTCTCCATCGTGCTCCGCGGCTGGTACGAGGAGGACGTCCCGCACCGGTGCAACTACGGGGATTGTTTCTTCGAGCTGTGCCCGACCAGGCGGAAGGTCCGCTGGTGGAACTGGAAGCGCGCCGAGGACCGCCACAGCATCCGCTTCGTCAGCCGCACGCCGGTGTGGACGCTGGTGTTCTGCGCCCCCGCGCGCCGCGTGTGGGGGTTCTGGACCGACAGCGGCACGAAGTTCATCCCATGGAACCAGTACGAGAAGCTGAACGATGCCTAACATGAAAGCGCTCACGCTCTACCAGCCGCAAGCCGCGCTGGTCGTCTTCGGCGACAAGGACCTGGAGAACCGGAAGTGGTTCCCGCCTAAGGCCCTGGTCGGCGAGCGGATCGCCATCCATGCGGCCAACCACTGGGACAAGGAATTCGCCGCCAAGTATCCCGTCGAGGTAGCCGCGCTCAAGGAGAGCGCCGAGGTCCGCGGCGCCATCATCGGGACGGTGATCATCGACTTCGCCGTGGACACCGCGGCGGGCCTCTCGGGCGCGCTCCGGAAATACTGGGCCGGCCCGGTGGGCTGGATCCTCCGGAGCAAGATCGGCGTCGTCCCCATTTACTGCCGGGGCTACCAGAAGCTCTGGAACGTCCCGCACGAGATTCGCCGGCAGATTTACACGGGGGACGAGGAATGAGCATCCTCACCATTTCCCAGAAGAGCTTCATCGTCGTCTCGGGCGAGCTCGGCACCGCATGGTTCTCTCCCGATAAGGCCTTCCGGTACCGCCTGGTGCGGCCGCTGTCGGACCTCCCGCGCACGATGGTGTCGATCGGACAGAACCCCTCGAAGGCGGACCATGAGACGAACGACATGACCATCACGAAGGACATGGAGTTCGCCCGGCGGGCCGGCTGCGGCAAGCTGGTGAAGATCAACCTCGGCGCCTTCATCACAACGGACCCCCACATTTTGCGGACGGTCCCTGATCCGATCGGCCAACTCAACCGGCAGTTTATCGCCGAGGCGGCCATGGAGGCGGACGTCCTGGTCGCGGCCTGGGGCGCCATGCCCAACGAGCTATGGGCCCGCTTCCGGCCGAGCGTGGAGCTGATCAAGACCTTCAACGGCGTGCAGTGCTTCGGCAAGACGAAGAACGGCGCGCCGCGGCACACCTCGCGCATCGGGTACCGGACCCAGCTCGAAGACTGGAGGCGCTCATGATGACGATCAACCCCGGGGTCTGCAGAGGCTGCGGGGCCGCCATCCTCTGGATCAAGAACGAGAAGGGCAAGGCCGAGCCGTTCGACGCCGCGGTCCGCCGCGTCCTCCATGTCGAGAGCGACCCGCAGCCGGGCGGCGCGAAGTTCGGCGTCGGTCACGCCGGAGAACCCTGGGCCAGCCCCGCCGGCGAATGGGAGCTCGACACCGCCCACCTTCCCCATTTCATCACCTGCCCCAAACGCGACCAGTTCAAGAAAACCAAGGAGACCACCACATGAACAAATTCGGAGAAGTGATCCGCGCGCTGCGCCTGGCCGACAAACTCGACGGCCAGGACCTCGCCAAGAAGGTCCGGATCCCGCGCGGTTACCTTTCATCGATCGAGCTGGGGAAGGCGAATCCTCCGTCCCTCAAGATCCTGAAGCGCATGCAGAGGGCGTTCGATCACCGCGGGATCCAGCTGGCCGACCTGGTCGAGCTGGCCTGGGCGGACAAGTCGCCCGAGCTGATCCACGACCGGGTCATGCACAAGATCCGGGACAACCCCCTCTTCAAGGTGAAGCTCGTCCCCCAGGAGATCCAAGTCCCCTTCGCCGCCGGCGAGAAGGAGGCGGTGTAGGCCATGAGCGACTGGTACGAAGCGAACAAGGCGGTGGCGGCCGAGCGCCGCGATCGCCTGGAAGGCCCGCGCATGAACAGCACCCGCCATCAGCTGATGCGCCTGGGGTGCCGCGTCTCGCAGGGCCCGGACCGCAAGAGCTTCACCGTGGTCTTCCCGAATGGGAAGCGCTTCAACTTCTGGCCCTACAGCGGCTGGTTCGCGGGCAAGCCGAGCGGCCGCGGGTTCAACGAACTTCTGAAAGCCGGGGGATGTTCCCCTGGCCAGCGATAGACGGCGGAACGAGAAAGGAGAAACAGGCATGGCCAAGGACCAGGCCGAGCTCCCGGGCGTGCGCCCGGAGCACATCAAGCGCCTCGAGGAGATCGAAGCGGAGATCAAGGCGAACGAGGGGAAGGTGTCCAGACTCCGGTCGAAGAACCGCGAGCTGTCGGACGAGGCCGTCGGCCTCTGGAAGAGCCACAAGCTGAAGTCGACCCGCATCGTGGACGACCAGGAGTGGTACGTCGACGAGCCGCGCGCGAAGTACAAGCACCGCAAGTTCAAGGACTCCAAGGAGGAGGCCGGCGCGGCGCCCGCCGACAAGAGCCAGAAGGAAAAGGAAAAGGCGACGGCGTGACGGTTCGTTACCCCCGTCACATCCTGGGGATCGACCCCGGCACCACGTCGCTGGGTTGGTTGCTGCTTGAGGTCCCGAAGTCTCAGAGCTTCAAGGCTCTGGACTTCGGGACCATCCAACCCCCACGCGGCGACTGCCTGCGCTACCGCTTCGCCTACGAGCTGGAGCAGCTCGCGCCCGTCATCGCGAGGGCCAAGGAGCTCTGGGCGGAGTGCGTCGTCGAGCGTCCCTTCGTGAACAAGAACCACATGGCGACGCTCGCCATCGCGGGGTCTCGCGCGATCGCGCTGGCCATGATCGGCCAGGTGGGGCTCCGCTTCACCGAGTACTCCCCGCAGAGCTGGAAGCAGATCACGGGCAGCGGCTCAGCCGACGCGCCCAGGTACACCTACGTCGTTCAGCAGCTGCTCAGGCTGCGCGACACCCTGCCCTATGACGTCGGCGCCGCCGGCGGGCTGGCGATCTACCACGGCAGCAAGGAAGAGAGAGAGGACGACTGATGGCCTACGTCGAATGGCACCAAGAGATCCGAAACCACTGGAAGACTGACGACCTCATGCGCCGACTCGGCATCCAGCGGTATGAAGCGCTGGGCATCCTCGGCGCGATCACCTCGTGGGCCATCGGGCACAGACCCGGCGGCATCATCGAACGGAAGCTCATCCAGGTCGCGGTTGAATGGAAGAAGGAGCCCGAGCCTCTCGTTCAGGCCCTGCTCGACGCCGGATGGCTCGACGTTTTCGATGACGACCGGGTGGAGGTCCACGACTGGGAGGACATCACGCAGGGTTACCGGAAGGCCAGGAAGGACGCGACGCGAAAGAAGCGGGAGCGCGCCGAACGGGCCAGAGCGAAAGAAAAGGACTTCAAGGACAAGCCAAAAAACGGGCGCGGAACTTCCAAGGAGCGTCCGCGGACGGCTTCCAAAAAAACGCGTCCAAAGAGCGTCCATGGACGGTCCACGGAGCGGCGCTCAGAACAGAACGAACAGAACGAACAGAACGAACGAACAAGAGCAGGTCAACCACCTCAAAAGTCTTACAACAACCACAATCACCCCCCCTCTTCAGGCTCTTCCAGGGGTACGCGGGGGGACGAACAGGGGGTTGTTGTTGCTGTTTCGGATCGGAAGGAGGGTGAACACCCCCATTCACCACCACCCGCCCACGCCGAAGCCCCCAAGGAGCGCCTGCAAAAACAGGCATCCATCAGGCTGAGCACCCCCATCCTCGAGGCCATCGGAGTCGACGGAGGGGTCGCCGAGCAGCTCGCCAGAGCCTATCCAGCCGTGCGGATCCTACACGTCGCGGAGCACGCCAAGAAGCAGGAGAACCCTGGCGGGTTCGCGCGCAAGGCCCTCGAGCTGGGGTGGACCGTGCCCGACTCGAACGGGACTGGCCTCGCGAATTTACTGGCGGCCCTCGAGGAGGAGGTAACGGCGAACGAGCGGGCCTGGGATCGGATGGGCCGGTCGCCGTCCGGGCGCGAAGCCCCCGACTATCCGCAGCGGCGTGAGGGCGAGGACGAGCGGGCCTACACCACGCGCGTGAACGATTGGCTGAAGTCGAAGAAGACCGGAGGACAGCAGTGATTTACCTGATGGCGGGCCTGGTGATCGGAGTACTCGGGTTGTTCTTCGCGCTCACGATGCTGGCGGGCGACGTGAACGAGCTGAAGACCAGGGTCGCGTCCCTGGAGCGCGTGGCGGTGCTGCAGCAGAAATACAACGACCAGATCGACAGCGACGTCACGCGCCTCGAGAACCGGACGCGGGAGATGGTGCGATGAGGCGCAGGAAGTCGAAGGCTCCGTCGCCATCGCCGCAGGTCCTGAACCCCCTGCGCGGCTGCAAGTACTGCGGCGGCACGGGCTGGGTCCAGACGCTACACGGCCAGATCATCCAGCGCAACATCCCCGGCCTGAAGGACACCCTGGAGGGGCGGCCGCGGGTGGAGCGCTGCAGCTGCACGAAACCTGAGCGGAGACAGGAGGTCGCGCCCGAGCCCGCGCCGGCGGGACTCGACCAGGCGCAGAGAGCGGCCGGCGAGAAGGAGGAGGCGTAAGGTGGCGGACAAGACGGCGGAGCTCCTGATGGGAGCGAGCAACCCGAATCTTCCCGACGAGGATGTCGTCCGGAGGGAAGTGATCGAGCAGCTGCGGCGCGAAGTTGTCGAGCTTCAGGAAGAGAATGCCGAGCTGCGCTGCGCGAGCCGGCTGCTCAACGATCGGCTGCTGAAGCAGGCGATGGAGATCGACCGCGTGAAGAACGAGCGCGACGGCCTCGACCAGCTGGTCCGGCGGGCCCGGCTGATCGTGAAGACGTCCCACCTGCACGATCACAAGACCCATCGGAAGTACTTCAACCCGCTCACCATGGCAACGCCCGCATGCATCACGTGCCGCGTGCTCGTGTCGATGGAAAGGAGCGTGTCGTGAGTCGGATCGAAATCGGCCGTGCCGGCGGGAAGCCCGCCTACCTGGACCTGAAGATCTTGCTCCGCACCCGCGCCCTCGTCGCAGCCAATTCGGGCGGCGGAAAGTCCTGGCTCCTGCGGCGCCTGGCCGAGCAGCTCTTCGGCAAGGTGCCCGTGTGGATCATCGACCCGGAGGGCGAGTTCGCCACCCTGCGCGAGAAGTTCGGCTTCGTCCTCGTGGGCAAGGGCGGAGAGACGCCGGCGGATCCGCGCACGGCACCGCTCGTGGCGCACAAGCTCCGGGAGCTGCAGGCCTCCGCAGTCTTCGACCTGTACGACCTCAAGCCGCCGACCCGCCACGCCTGGGTCCGCGCCTTCCTCGAGGCCCTGATGAACCTGCCCAAGTCCCTCTGGAAGCCGCTCGTCGTAATGCTCGACGAGGCGCATGTCTTCGGCCCCGAGAAAGGGATGGGCGAGAGCGAGGCCTACGGCGCCGTGCAAGACGTCGCCACGCGCGGGCGCAAGCGCGGGATCTGCCTCATCGCCTACACGCAGCGCCAGGCCAAGATTTCCAAGACCATCACGGCCGAGCTCCTCAACCGCCTGGTCGGGATGACGCGGGAGGGCGTGGACATCGACCGGGCCGTCGAGGTCCTGTCCGTGGCGCGCGACGAGCGGGACGAGTTCCGCGTCGATGTCAAGAAGCGAAAGCCCGGGGAGTTCTACGGGCTGGGCCCCGCGATCGGCGATGACAGGATCCTGCTCACCGTCGGGCCCGTCGAGACCACCCATCCCGAAGTCGGCTCGGAGATCTCCGATGTCCCTCCGCCGGCGCCGGAGAAGATCCGAGCGCTGTTGCCCAAGCTGGCCGACCTGCCCAAGGAGGCCGAGGAGAAGGCCCGCAACGAGGCGGACCTGCGCGCGGAGATCCGCTCCCTCAAGGCCCAGCTCGCGGCCAGACCGAAGGAGCCGACCGCCGCACCGCCCCCCGCGCACAAGATCAAGCCGGTCGAGGTCAAGGTCCTGAGGGAGGGAGAGCTGGGACGCCTGGCGCAGATCTGCGACCAGGCACGCAAGGCGGCGGACTATCTCACCGTCGCCACGCGCAAGATCGACGAGGCCACGGAGCGGCTCGGACGAGGCGAGCGCAGCGTCCACGTCGCGGTGGAGAGCGCTCGGGATCGGCAGCGCCTCCAGCTCGTACAGACGTCTGCACCCGTGAAACGGGTTGAGCCCGCTCTGCAACACTTCACCGTCCCAGTGAAACGAATCGAGCCTGTTCTGAAACACGGAGACGTCGATGTGAGGGATACGACCGTCTCCCGGCCGCAGCTCAAGATCCTCCAAGCGATCGCGATGTTTGAGGCGCTGGGCTTCAGCGAGGTACCGCGGACGTGGGTCGCTCCCCTCGCCGACACCACCTGGAAGTCGAGCGGCTTCGAGAAGAACGTCTCGACTCTGAAGACGGGCGGATACCTGGACGTCGGCAGTCCCGGAACCCTGCGGATCCTCCCGCCGGGACGTGGCGAGGTGGGCAACCAGCTGGCCCCGACCCACGAGCTGCTCCTCCAGAAATGCGCCGCGGCGATCTCCACGCCCCAGGGGGCGATTCTGAATACGCTGGTCCAGATCTTCCCCATGGACCTGGACCGCGACGAGATCGCAAGCCGGTCCGGCACCACCCCCACGTCGAGCGGCTTCGAGAAGAACATGAGCACGGTCAAGACCGCGGGAATGATCGAGATCACCGGGAAGGGCCGGGCTCGCGCCGCGGCCTGGTTGTTCCCTGATCGGGAAAGGAGCTGACGATGGCGGCTAAGTTCATCTGCGATGGCTGCGGGAAGGAAGCGCCGGCCGAGTACGTGAAGCGCGGCGGCTCGGGCTGGTTCAAACCAGCCTCCTGGTTCCAGCGCCAGGACGACGACGGGCCGCAGGACGCGTGCTCGCGCGAGTGCATCGAGAAGATCGCCAAGGAGTCGGGCAAGACCGGCGTGGTCCTGCCCTTCTGAACGACGAACGAGAGGTGCGACATGCCTAGCCTGGACATCAAACTGAACGGCGACGGCGCCTGGGAGGACCTGGCCATCTGCCCGCCTGACAAGATCTACCGCACGCAGAGCGCGAAGCTCCTCGCCCTCGAGGGCGGCATGGAGAGCGGCCTTCCGGCGGTGATGCTCCGCATCGACCTGCCCGACGGCAAGGTCGCGATCTACGAGACGTCGGCCGCACAGTTCCTCATGGCCGCGCAGGCGATCCGTGGCCGCTTCCCGGAGCTCGAGGTCGAGGTGCCGCGGCGGCCGCAGCAGCACAGCGCGCCGAGCGCGACTCCGGCCGGCTCCCTGGTCGGGAAGAAGAACGTGTACATCTGCGTCAGCTGCGAGCGCGGAGTGGTCACCGTGGACCGCGAGGACGGCGTGACGCCGATGCTGATCCCCTGCCAGTTCGGGTGCAAAGCGGTCATGCACTCCCAGTTCTACCGGGTCCAACAGGACCTCCCGGCCACCCACGAGTGGTACCGCCCGACCGAGGAGGAACTGCGCGACGCGTCGCCCGCGATGCGAGACCACGTGAGCCGCGGAGGCCTCGACATCAGGAAGATCGGCGGATGAGGACCATCAACGTCGTCGCGGACGTGGGCCAGATCGTGCGCCTCGAGCTCGCCAAGGACCTGGAGGCGATCGTGACGGCCATCACCATCCGCGAGGAAGGCATTGCCTACGAGCTGACCTGGCTCGCCGCCGGCGAAGTGCAGTCCGCGTGGCTGCCGGCGAGCGCCATCCATCGTGACCGCGAACCCCAGCAGATCGGCTTTTCGAGGACCACGTGAAATGCATCGGACGACACGACCGACGCGACGAGGACCTCGACTGGGAGGACGAGGGCAACGACCCGCCCGGGGATCCCGAGGCGGAGTACTTCCGCGAGTGCTCCTTCTGCGGCGCCACGGTGTGGCTCTGCGGGGACTGCCGGGATCGGATCTTCCTCTGCTCCCGGTGCTTCAACGCCCAGAAGACCTGGGGCAAGGACGAGGCCAGGCGCATCGGGCGCCGGCGAGAACGAAAGCGCGAATGGCAGCGGCGGGCCCGGCGTAGGGTCCCGCGCGATAGATCGCAGCTGGAACTGTTTGAGGAGAGATGGGTATGAACGACGTCGACGTCCAGGCCATGAAACAGATCGAGCAGTCGCCCGTGACGACCGCCCCGCCGGTGAAGGCCAACGAGGAGACGAAGAAGATCGAGGCGCCTCCCGCCAAGCCCAAGAAGGAGGAGCCCCTTCCCCCGGATCTCCCCGAGGACGTGAAGCGGCCGCAGAAGCTCATCGAGGCCATCCACATGCGCCGCGAGATGCGCGCCCGGTTCGTTTCCGAGAAGCTCCGCCGCGGCGTGGAGATCGAGAACGAGCTACGGCAGGCGGAGAAGGACCGCAACGCCCGCCTCGATGCCGTCGAGGCCCATGCCAAGGTGCAGCTGGACGCGATCGCGGCGGCCTACCAGGACCTGGGCCGCGAGCGGAAGGCCGAGCTCGATGCACGTGATACCCAGATCGAGAAGGTAGATCTCTCCCTCGAGCAGCTGTGCAAGCAGCTCGAAGCCGAGCTGGCCAAGCTGACCGGGCGGAAGGTGTCGGCGTGACGGAGCCGATCAGCGAAGAGGCACTGGTCGAAATCGAGTCCGTCGCGCGCCGAGCGCAGCGGACTCCGACGAACGGCGATGGGACGTTTGCCAGGATCGCGGTGGACAACGTTCCGCGGCTGGTCGAAGAGATTCGCCGACTGCGGAAGTGCCAGCAAGAAGACTGGTGCCCTGGCGTCCCTGTCGCCTGCCAGAAGCACGTCGACCAGCTCGGCATGGACGTCTTCTCAGCGAACGTCGAGCTGGATAATCTGCGCAAGCAACTGGCCGACGAGAAGGCGAAGGCCCTTCTCTACGACAAGACCTTGCATCGCACGCTCGGGTCGCTCCACGTCATCAACGCCCGCGCCGGGAACATCGTCCGGTGGATCAAGGACCCGAACCTGAAGGCCGAAGTTGAGGCGCAGGCCATCGTCGATGAGCGGGGTAAGGCCCACGAGTGCATCGTGGAGGCAGTCACCCCGAAGCCCGTCCCCATGTGCAAGCCCGACGCCCTGCACGACATCTTCCCGGAGTCCAGCGGGGAGGGCAACCCGTCATGAAGACCAAGTTCCACGACTTCGGGAGCGGCTGTCCGAAGTGCCGCGCGGCCGCCGGCGTGCGTAGCCACTGCCTCGGCTGCAAGGCCCTGAAGGACGGCTCCGACCATCACCACTGCGCCTGCACGTCCTGCGGCTTCGCCTGGGTGGAGAAGCCCGCCGACGCCATGAAAGCAACGAAAGGGGGAAAGAAGCGATGAACACCATCCCGGCACCGAAGATCGAGACCGTCGAGATCACGCGCCTCAAGCCGTGGGGAAAGAACCCGCGCAAGAACCATGCGGTCGACGCCATCGCGCGGTCGATCGAGGCCCTCGGGTACCTCGCGCCCATCATCGTCCAGGCGGGGACGTACCGGATCCTGGCGGGCCACGGCCGCCTCGAGGCGCTGCAGCGCCTGGGCGTGCAGCAGGTCCCGGTCATCGTGGCCGAGATCTCCGACGAGAAGGCGGACCTCTACACGATCGCCGACAACAAGCTGACCGAGGCGGCTTCGTGGGACGAGAACCTCCTGCGCGCGCTGGTCGGCGAGCTCAAGGGACTGGACGTCGACCTGACCGTGACGGGCTTCAGCGAAGGCGAGCTGAAGGAGATCGAGGGGCTCACTATCGACGACCCGGCCCTGGACGCCGAGGACGCCCTGGTCGAACCGGAGGCCTCCGCGATCACCCAGCCTGGGGACCTCTGGAGGCTCGGCGTCCACCGCGTGGCATGCGGGGACTCCACCACCGAGATCGCCTACCGTAAGCTGCTGGGCGGTGAGCACGCCGATCTGGTCTTCACGGACCCGCCATACGGCGTGGACTACAAGGCGAAGAAGTTCGACCTGATCAAGAACGACGAGCTGAAGGGCGAGAAGCTGCTGTCGTTCCTCGCCGAGGCGTTCTCCTGGACGTCCTTCTGCGCGAAGGACGACGCTGCGTTCTACATCTGGCACGCGTCCTCCACGCGCGGGTACTTCACGAGCGCGATGGCAATGGCCGGCCTCCTCGAACGCCAGTACCTGATCTGGGTGAAGCCGTCGCTCGTCCTGGGCCACGCCGACTACCAGTGGCAGCATGAGCCCTGCTTCTACGCGGCGAAGCAGGACGGCAAGCCCCAGTTCTACGGCGCGCGCGACCAGGCTACGGTGTGGCACGTCGCGCACCGGTCGAAGAAGTACAGCTCCGCCGTCCTGGGTTCGGGCGCCGTCGTGCAGGTCGGCAAGCAGCGCCTGTACGTGAGCGAGATCGTCCCGAAGAGCCGCAAGATCCGCGAATTCCGTCTCCCGCCCGACATGGCGATGAGCTTCATGGCCGAGCCGACGGCCACGGACTGCTGGACCGTCGGACGCGACGCCGGCGCCGAGCATCCGACCCAGAAGCCCATCGAGCTGGCCCGTCGCGCGATCGAGAACAGCAGCAAGGTCGGGGAGATCGTGCTCGACCCGTTCCTCGGCAGCGGCTCGACGCTCATCGCCTCCGAGGTCACGCAACGCGTGTGCCGCGGCATCGAGCTGGCGCCGCAGTACGTGGACGTCATCGTGAAGCGCTGGCAGCTGCTCACCGGCGAGAAGGCGCAGAACCTCACGCGTCCGGAGGTGACGATTCCATGAGACCGCAATGGGGGCAGATTCTGGGAGTAGGGCTGCTGGTCGCGTTGGCGATCGGCTGCATGCTGCTCCTGTCCTGGTACCTGTAACCAACGAGGAGAATTCATGGGGATGAGAGAGGTGGTAGCTATGGCAACGGGTGAGAAAGCCAGCGACGACGACAAGGACAAGGTGGTCCCCTTCAACATCCGCGTGCCGGAAGGGAACCTCGAGGAAGCTCGCCGGCGTGCGAACTCCCGAGGCATCAGCCTCAACGCATGGATCTGCGACGCGATCGCGGACAAGCTGGAGGACACGGGCAGAATCGTCCCGTTCAGAAAACCGTGATACCAAAATGGGATGAAAGTAATCCCATTTTCATCCCAAAAGGTGCGAATCCGTCGATTGGCAGTCCTTTTTTCATGATTCATTCGCCATTATCCATGGCGCATGGACGCGAACGGCGATTCCACCCAACTCGGGAACGGCAACGGCTCTTCGAAGCCGGACCATCCCGAAATCACTCCGCTCCCGTCCGCCGCAGCGGCCCCTTCGGGGGCCCCGGTCAGCGCCTCCCCCGCGGATGCGCCGGCCGGAGCTCCCGAACCCCTCGTCGTAGTCGACGAGGACCTCCGCGATGAGAACGGCCGCATCAGGCCGGGCAAGACCCTCAACAAGAAGGGCCGCCCTCCAGGCAGCCCGAACCTGAACGCCGAGCTGCAGAAGGCCGTCAAGAAGTACAAGCTCGGCCAGAAGAGCTACCTCGAGCTGCTCCTCACGAAGTCCCTTCAGGACGTCGAGTACGCCAAGCTCGTCGTCCCGAAGATCCTGTCGAACGTCGACGTGCCGGCGCCGGCGGGTGGGGTCACCATCCACAACACCCCGCAGGCGAACGCCTCGGCCAATCACGAAACCAATGTCGAACTTGTTGCAAAACTCCTCGCCGACGCTGATGGCCGCGAGGACGCTGCTCGATTCACTGAGCGCGTCGCGGCTTGCGGCGGTTTCTCCCGGGATGCTGGGAATGTACGCAACTAGGGACTCGAAGAAGCCCTGGAGGCTGTACCGGCACATGGCCCTGTTCAACCGAGTCGCGCTCGCGATCGCCGCGGCGCTTCTGGCCGGGACGGGCTTCAACCTCATCGTCAACATCCAGGCCCAGATCGGCAAGAGCGACTTCTGGTCGAAGTACTTCCCCGCCTGGGTGATCGGCACCTTCAAGGACAAGTGCGTCGCGCTCTCGTCCTACGAGGCCTCCTTCGCGCAGGACAAGGGCCGCGCCGTTCGCGACCTGATCGAGCAGTACGGACCCGAGGTCTTCGGCGTCACGGTCCGCCAGGACAAGCGCGCGGCCGACAACTGGGAGATCCAGAACCTGCTGACCGGCGAGTTCTGCCGCGGCGGCATGGTGACGTGCGGCGTGGGCGGACCGCTCACGGGGCGCCCCGCGGACATCGGGATCATCGACGACCCGATCAAGAACAACGAGGAGGCGGCCTCTGAATCCCACCTCGAGAAGATCCACGACTGGTACCAGGCGGTCTTCTCCACGCGGTTCAAGGAGGCGGGGGTCAAGATCGTCGTCATGACGCGCTGGTCCCACAAGGACCTGGTCGCGCGCATCAAGGAGTCCGCGAAGGAGAGCGGCGAGAAGTGGGTCGAGCTCTCTCTGCCGGCCATCGCCGAAGAGGACGAGGACTTCAGCAGCAAGACCGGCCCCGACGGGCAGCTCCTCGGCCTCGACTGGACCCGCAAGAAGGGTGACGTCGTCTGCCCGGAGATGTACTCGAAGGCGACCATGGAGAAGCGCCAGAAGGTGACGCTTCCCTACTGGTGGGCCACGATGTACATGCAGCAGCCCTACCCGCGCGAGGGAGGCGAGTTCCAGAGCTCGTGGTTCCAGATCGTCGACGAGATCCCCAAGCTCACCATGTCGTGCCGCTCGTGGGACCTGGCGGCGAGCGAGGACAAGAAGAACGCCCAGACCGCCGGCATCAAGATCGGCTTCCGAGGCATCTCGGAGGACCGGGAGTACTACATCACCGATGCCAAGGCCGACTGGTGGAAGAGCGGCCCGCGCGACAAGGAGATCAAGCAGACCGCCCAGACCGATGGCAAGAGCGTGACCGTGATCCTCGAGCAGGAGCCGGGCTCGGGCGGCAAAACCCAGGCCGAGGCGATCGAGCGCAAGCTGGACGGCTGGGCCGTGAAGATCACCGTGGCCGGCAACGAGGGCTCCAAGCTCCTCCGCGCCGACCCGCTCGCCTCCGCGGCCCATGCGGGGAAGGTCTTCCTGAAGCGCGCCGATTGGAACGAGAAGTTCCTGGAGCAGGTCCGCCGCTTCCCAGGCGGGAAGCCCATCGACATGATCGACGGCGCCGCCCAGGGCTACAACTGGCTCGCCGAGCAGCCGGATCCCGAGATCATCGACCCCGAAGACATGCTCGGACCTGAAGAGGACCGCGTCTTCGGCAGCGCCCCGGAGGGGAGCGTGTTCGACGAATGAACATCCTCAGCCGCGTCGCGTCGATGGTCCAGGGCATGCTCTTCGGCCGCACACAGCTGGCCGCGGGCGACGACGACTCCGATCCGAGCGGCAGCGAGCTGCAGGGACACTTCGGAGCGCACGAGTTCCCCCCCTACGTCAAGACCATCATCGGGGAGTTCAAGCCCCACGCCGTCACGATGCCCCGCCGGATCCAGATGCGCTATTCGCCCGACGTGGCCTTCATGTCGGCGCTGGTCCGGTCCCCGATCGTGAACATGCGATGGACGATCGAGAGCCGGGATCCTCAGATCGCCGCGCTCTGCGATGCGATGATTCGGCCGGTCTACCCGGAACTGTCCCGGTCCGCGTCCCTCTCGCCCCTCTACGGCTTCCAGCTGATCCAGCCCATTTGGCAGTCGGGGCCCTTCTCGTTCGACCTCGAGGACAAGACCAAGGGCGAAACAGAGTCGGTGACCCTGCCCGTCGCCTGGGCGCCGCGGCGGATGAAGGGCATCGACCCGCGCACCATCACCCTCACCTCGGACGAGCGGACCGACGAGTTCAAGTCGGCCTCCCAGGGTCTCGAGAACGGCAAGACGCTGACCGTCGACGCCCACGAGCTCCTGCTGTGGTCCCACGCGGTCGAGGACGAATGGGGCCGGCTGCTGGGCCTGGGCATCTTGGACGCCGCTTACACGCCGTGGTACGACCAGTCCGGGCTGATCTTCCTGCGCAATACCTACTTCGAAGGCCGCGCCCACCCGACGCCGATCGGCTACGCGACCCAGGGGACGGCCACCGACAAGAAGAACGAGCCCATCGACGCGACGGAGCAGATGCGGAAGGCCCTGGCAGCGCTCAAGGCACGCTCCTACGTGGTCCTCTCCGGCAAGCGCGACGAGAAGGGCAATCGGCACAACGAGATCCAGTACCTCACCGACGACAAGCGCGGCGACATGTTCCAGCAGGCGATCGACGCGGAAGGGGTGCGAATCCTGAAGTGCGGCCTCATCCCCGGCGAGTCGTCCAGTTCCGAGCCCATGGGCTCCCGCGCGCGCGCGGAGGTCCATGAGAACCGCCTGGGCGAGATCCAGCAAGGCCGGGTGAACGAGTTCGTCTCGAAGATCCTGCAGCCCGTGGTCGACCGCGTGATCCTCCTCAACAAGGGCCAGAAAGCCCTCGAGGAATCGAAGACCTCCATCAAGGCCTGGGGACTCTCCCCCGGGAAGCAGCTGCTCTACCGCGACGTGCTCATGAAGATCATGGAGTCCGAAGCCACCCTCGAGCAGGGGGACTCGGTGCCCCTCCGCAAGCGCATCGACGCGATCGGCATGGCCGACGACCTGGAGATGCCGCTCCGGCCGCTCGACGAGGCGCAGGAGGAGTGGGACCAGGAGCGCGAGGAGCGCCAGGCGCAGGCCGACGCGATCGCGAAGGGCAAGGGCGCCGTGAAGGTCACGCCCGAGATGGAGAAGCAGGTCGAGGAAGAGCTGGCGCGCATCGGCGCGACCGACGATGACGACGTTCAGCGGATGGTCCGTCGGGAAATGGCCAAGCGCACGGGAATGAACGACGAGTAAAGCCGCGCAGGCCGGGCGGCTTGTCGCCCGCGGCGCAAGAGTGGATACGAACCGAAAGGAGAACTTCAGATGGGCCGAGTGAGAGACGCGGGCAGCAAGAGCTACGCGGCCGTCCAGATCACGGACTTCGCCAACCTCCTCGACGAGGAGACCATCACCATCGGCGACCCCGACAACGGCGGCAAGGTCTTCGAGTGGGACAACGACGCCGCGGTCACCGACGGCAACATCGCGGTCACGATCGGCGGGAGCGACGCGGTGTGCATCACCAACCTGCGCGACGCCATCAACGCGCAGATGCCCTCGCAGGTGGTGGCCTACGTCGACCCCGTCAACACGAAGACCCTGCGACTCGAGGCGGCGAACGAAGGCGCGCTCGGGAACCTCGACATCACCCACACGATGCTGGATGCGGGGAACACCGTCGCGGCGGTTGCCGACAAGTTCGCCGGCGGCGACAACGACGGCAACCGGGCCCGCGCGTCGGGCACCTACGTGGTCACGGCGCAGGACGTCACGGCGACGAACGTGATGATCCCCACGCCCTTCGCGGCGCCGGTCCTGGGCGCGCTGCGCGTGGTCAGCTCAGCCGACGTGCCCAAGTACTTCACCAGCAAGCCGACGATCTCCGGCACCCGGATCAAGATCACCGACAACGGCGCGACCGTCCTGGCCGCGGGCGACAAGGTCTACTGGGAAGTCTGGAGCGCCGAGTAACCTCGATACCCTTTTTTCACATGGGGCGGGGTTCGCCTCCAAGCGGGCCCCGCCCATAACCCGGAAGGAAGGACGCATGGCCGAGATCAAGCTGGTCGAGGATATCGACGCGCTTCTCGCCCTGGATCTTCACAATCCCGGCGACCTGGCGCGGATCAAGGATCTCCAGGAGTTCGCGGAATACGATGCCGAGAGCGAGGAAGATCACGACGGCCGCAAGGTCTTCAAGCCCACGAACCGCCTTGCGACTCAGAAGGGCCGCTGGATCCTCCAGAACGAGCGTTCGGTCTTCTACGACGGTCAGGGCCACTCATTCCAGGCCCTGGCGGTGGATCTCGAGCTCGACGCCGCGGCCGGCAGCGACGACGGTGCCGACCCCAAGTTCCTCGCGCCTATCATGGGCAACCTTCTTGGTGCGGACATCGCGGGCGAAGGCAACTACCTCGGCGGCCTGATCGGTGCGATCTCGGCCACGGGCGTCGCGAGCGACTACCCGACCGGAGGAGTCCTCGGGGTCATCATGGACGGAGTCACGGGGATCGACGGCGCGGTCGTCGCGGTCCTGGACGGCTCCGACCCCTCCGCCGTCACGCGCGCTCGAGCGATGTTCGCATGTCGCGTCCTCAACAACAACGAGGGAAGCGGTGTCGACTTCGGGCTGGATCTGTACGCCGAGCCCAGCGCCCACTTCAGCGACACCGAGACGGAGACCCCTCAGGGCCTGAACGTGGAGATCGCGGAGATCCGGCTGTCGAACGGACTCTACATCATGAGCGGCGCGGCCGACCCATCGGCGGCCGGAGGCGTCGCGGCTCCCATCGGCTCTCTGTACCTCCGGACCAACGGCGAACACTGGCGCAAGACCGGAGCCGCGGACACCCAGTGGACCGAGAACGGAGACGCATAAAACGTGGACACCGAAGCCGTCGCCATCCGCCTGAAATCTCTCGAGCTCGAGAGGGAGAAGAAGCTGAGGCTCCTCGGCATCGCAGAAGCGGCGCGCGAGGAGGCCTTCGGCAACCTGCGGGCGGTCGATGGCGCGATCGAGGACTGTCGGTACTGGCTGGGGAAATCCAAGCCGGCGCCGGCGCAACCCGAGAAGGAGACCCCTCAATGACCCCTCCCTATACGGTCGTGCCGCAGATCGTCGACCAGGCGGCCCCCGGCGCGAACACCGACATCCTCGCCGAAGACTTCACCCTGCCCCACGAAGGAGTGCAGGAGGTCACCATCAACGTCGCGGTGCAGAACGCCGGCAAGGTGAATCTGGTCATGAAGCCCGGCCCCACCCTGACGGGAGCAAAGGCCGCGGGGACCATCACGGCGATCGCCGGCGCCAGCCTGGTGGACGGCGAGCAGTTCGTGCTGGACGACGGGGTGAACGACCCCGTCACCTTCGAATTCGACGACGACGACTCGGTCACGGAGGACGACACCACCCGGCAGATCGTCATTGCCGGCACCGAGACGGCAGAGGAGATCCGGGACCTCATCGTCGAGGCGATCAACGCCGCCCCCGTCCTGGACATCACCGCGGAGGCCGACGAGGACGTCGCGGCGAAGGTCAACCTCGAGAACGACACCCCGGGCAGCATGGGCAACGTCGCGATCACGGACACCGTGGTCAACGCAGGTTTCACCCACACGGGCATGACCGGCGGCTACGGCGGCGACGTCACCATGCTCCTGGACATCAACGGAGCGGCCAACCTGGCGGCCGACGCCCTCTACTCGAAGACCTTCAAGCTGGAGTCGGGCTACGCCTACAACCTGCAGCTGACCGTGAACGGCATCATCCGGGCGCTGTCGGTGTCGGCCAGCAAATAGGAGATCCATGGGCCTCGCGCGCGACCTGCTGATCCTGCTCGCAAGCGACCGCAACCTGGCGGAGCTGGACAGGCTCTACGCCGGGATCATCGATCGCATCCTCCGAGAGCTGGCCGCTGGCGTCACGCGCGCGGGCGCGGGGCGTGCCCGGGACACGCTCATCCGGATCCGGCAGCTGGCCGCCGAGATCAACCCCCGGGTCGACAGCCAGCTCCGCGACTGGATCCGGCGGGAGCTCCCCAAGGCGTTCATCCTCGCCGACAAGGACACGGCCAACGAGGTCCGCCGGCAGCTCGCCGACGCCGCGGCCGAGAGGGTCCAGGGGATCCGCGTTGGCGACACCTTCACCGGGGCGAGCAACGCCCAGCTCAACATCCTGATCGCCACCATGATCTCGAGGATGGAGGATGTCCACCGCCAGGTCCTACAAACCGCGGGCCTGTTCGTCCGCAACACCCAGCTCCGCGCCCAGACGAACGCGGAGATCCGGGAGCACATCGTCTCGGGCATCGTTCGCGGCGCCACCGGCCGCGAGATCTCGAACGACATCGCGAAGGCAATCCTTACGGGAAAGATCTCCCCCGAAGCTGCCGAGCGCCTCCGCGCTGCAGGCCACGCCGGGGATCTCGAGCTCTACAAGCAGCTCGCCGAGGGCCAGTTCATCACCGTGGGCAAGCGGCGCTTTGAGGTCCGCGCCTACGCCAACCTGGTGGCGAAGACCATGCAGCGGGACGCCGCGGCCGTCGCCACGATCGCGCGGCTCCAGCAGTCGGGAATCAACCACATCCAGGTCAGCCCCACGATGCCGACCGAGCCCGACGTCTGCTCGCTCGTGGCCGGAAATGTGTACTACATCGGCGCCGGCGAGGACCCCCTGGGCTTCCCCGCCTACACCTCCATGCCGGGCGGGAAGCTGGGGCTTCATCCGAACTGCCGGCACGTCCCGCTCCCCTACGTGGCGGCACTCAAGAGCGAGTCCTCCACCGACGAGCTGCGCGACAACGTGTTCGCCTCTGAAAGCTTCTTCGGCGCGACGTCGGCGGAGGCCTCCAAGCGGATCCACGAGCTGGTCAAGGCCGGCGGCATCGCCGCCATCCACAAGTTCAACCCCCGCCTGTTCGGGCAGACGCCGCCCGCGCGCGGGAGAGCGAAAGGAGTCGCCGCGTGACGAAGCAAGCCATCCTCTTTCAGGGTACGAAGTTCAAGGCCGGCAACGGCAATTTCTTCCTCAAGGACGTGATCCACGAGGGACGCTTCTTCCACTCGCGCACAAAGGAGATGATCGAGTTCTCCCAGGAGCGCGTGGACAAGCACCTCCACAACCTCAACCGGTACATCGCCGCGGGCAACACGGTTCCCATGCGGGACGGCCACCGCAACAGCACGCTGGCCCGCATCGGCAAGTGGCCCGGCCCCGCGGTTCGCGACGGAAAGGACCTGGTCGTCGTGGCAGAGATGACCAGCCCCGAGGCGGCCAAGCTGGCGCGCGAGGGGACAATGGACGGCGTCTCGGTGGTCATCGAATTCGACCACACCGACACGTTCGGCAACCACTTCGACGAGGTCATCACGGCGATCGACGCCACGGACTTCCCCGTGGTCCCCGGCAAGCCCTTCGTGGCCCTGTCGCGGGATGCGGACGGCAAGGAGATCGACACCTACATCCCCAAGCACCTCGCGGGCATGTCGCCCGAGGGAAATAGACAGGAGGCAATCATGCTCAAGCAGCTGGCCCTGGCCCTCGGGCTCCCCGAGGACGCCACCGAGGAAAAGATCCTCGCCGAACTCAAGAAGCGCGAAGAGGAGCGGGTCAAGGCGCTCAGCGCCGCCAAGGCGTTCGGAGGCGCTTCGCCGGTGAAGCTCGAGGACCTGAAGGCCCACGGTTTCGAGCTCAAGGACGGCAAGGTCGTGAAGCTCGCGGCGCCCCCGCCCGCCGACGAGACGCCGCGCGAGAAGGAGTACCGCGAGCGCGCGGAGCGCCTCGAGCGGACGGCGGCTCTGTCCCGCCTCCAGGACGTCAAGGGCAAGATCGAGACGGCCTCGAAGAACATGCAGATCCCGCCGGCGCTGGTTCCGGCCTTCACCGAGCTCGCATCGATCGAGAGCGAGATCTCGGCTCTCTGCCTCTCGGCCGACGGCCAGAGCGCGCAGAAGAAGACCATCAACGCCCTGGGCCGCGTGATGGAGATCGTCAACGGCCTGCCGAAGTTCAACGCGGAGACGCTCAAGCAGCTGTCCGCGGCCGAGCAGGACGAGCAGGAGAAGATCAAGAAGGACGCCAGGAAGCGCGCCGCCGAGGTGCTCGCCCGCACCACGGGGGGCGTCGTCGACGAGGAGTAAGAACCGCCCGCGCGCGCGGCCTGTCGCTGCGGGCGCCTGAAGGAAAACAGAGACAGCAAGGAGGACCAATCGATGGGCTACAACGAACATCTCGGACACAACCAGCTCCCGGGCGTCAGCGCCTCGGTCGAGCAGACCCAGAAGGTCTACAAGTACAGCCTCGGCCACGAGGACTACGACGGCGTCCGGATCCACAAGGACACGGACGACGAGGGCAACGTGGGCAGCGAGCACAAGCTCCGTCCCGGCCTGTGCCTCGTGAAGGTCATCAACGGCGGCGCGAACGACGGCATGTACGTCGACCCCGACCACGCGGATGCGCCCGCGAACAACGACGTGACCGACGTCGTGATCCTCGACGAGTGGGTGGACCTCAAGGACAAGACCGGCACCCGGCAGAACTGCCAGGCCAAGGTCCTCGTCCACGGCCAGGTGAAGGACAGCGAGATCGAGTACAACTCCGCCGACGCCACGCGGCAGGGCGTCCTCCAGGGGAAGGCCAAGCTCATCCGCTTCGTGTAATCGAAGCGGAGCGGATGGGGCTGCCCCTGTCGGGCCCGCCCTGATATTGGGGAAAGAAAGAAGGAGACAGAGAGATGCCCAAGGACATGGAAATCTTCCGCCAGGAAGACCTGACGGAACTCGTGCAGAAGTACAAGAGCGCCGGGACCCCGCTCATGAACATGGGTCTCGTGCCCACCACCAACATCTCCGGCAAGAGCAAGCAGTGGGATGAGAAGACCGAGCTCGAGGACGTCGGCGCCTTCACGGGCGACAACGACCCGGCGAACGTCGTCGACGAGGAGCTGCTGGGCAACCGCTCGGCGAAGCTCATCACGTCCTTCGACGAGGACAGCTTCGACGGCGAGGAGCTCCTCCAGATCCGCAAGGCCGGATCCGAGGAGAAGGAGACCATCGAGAACAAGGTCGGCGAGAAGATGAACCGGATGTCGGAGATCCACGCCCGGCAGGACGAGATGATGCTGTCCCAGGGCCTCTCGACCGGCGCCTTCACCGCCAAGATCAAGAATCTCACCCATTCGGTGAGCTACGGCTTCAACGCCGCGAACCACTTCAAGATCGGCGGCGGCGGCGGGAACGGCACGATCCCGCTCTCGTGGGGCAATAGCGCGGCGAAGGTCAGCGCGGACGTCGAAGCCATCATCAAGATCCCGCGCGAGGAAGCGGGTCGGGATCTCCGCGGCGGCACCGTGCTGATGGGCCCCGGCGTCAAGACCGCCCTCTTCCAGAACGAGGAGGTGCGCGAGCTGGTCGGCGGGACCGCGGCGGCCGCCACCATGGCCGTGACCGGCGAGATCCCCGATCTCTATGGGATGCGCTGGAAGGAAGTCCTGCACTACTTCAAGCATCCGATCACGGGCGCCCGGACCTATCACATCGGCGCGGGCCGGTGCGTGTTCCTGCCGGCGTCCGATCGCAGCTGGGCCGAGTTCTGCCGCGGCACGGTCGCGGTGATGAACAGCTCCGGCCAGATGACGCTGGTGCAGGGCGCCGGCGCCTGGTCGAAGGACTTCGACAATCCTCCGAAGCGCGTGCTCTATCGGCGCTACCGCCGCCTGCTCATCATCAAGGTTTCCCGCGCCATCGCGACCGCCCAGGTTCTCCCGTAGTCCCGGAGGCCCTGAGAGAGAGGCTTGCGGGCCGGGAGGGTTCGATGCCCTCCCGGCCCACCTCATACGAGGAAACGAATGGATCTGAACGCGACAGTCGGCGATCCGGAGGCCAACTCCTACCTCACCATCGAGGAGGCCGACTCCTTCATGGACGGCTTCCTGTCGGCGGAGCTCTGGGACGCCCTTAAAAGCGAGTCGTCGGAGTCGACGGGCGACACGATCCGGAAGCGTCTGCTCATCCAGGCCACGCGCCTGGTCGACCGCTATCGCCCGCTCCCGCCCAAGGCGTTGGCCACCCAGGCTCTGGCCTGGCCGACGGTCAAGGACCCCGCAGGCGAGATCCCGCGCGACGTGAAGCTCAGTATGTGCGAGTGGATCGACGCCTACCTCCAGGGCGGGCCGCGGTTTCAGGCGCTCAAGCGGATGCAGGCCGAGGGCGTGACCTCGATGTCCCAGCTCGGGCAGTCGAGCAGCTTCGAGAAGGATCTCTCGATGCTGCCCGGCGGCGCGCGGCTGCTCCTGGACCGGAAGATCGATTCCTACGAGACGATCATCGTGGACGGCCCAGGCACCTGCCAGCCCCCGATCTTCGAGTAGCTATGTTCGGATTCGACTTCGACGAAGCGGTGACGATTCGGCGCCCCAAGAAGGGGACGCTGGGGATCGGCGGCCGCCCCGACTACGAGCAGCTGCTGAACGCCGACGACGAGTCGTCCGTGCGGGTGATGTGTCGGGTGGAGGAGAAGGGCCGCATCACCGTGGACGCTCGCCAGCGCGAAATCAAGACGGACGCCACCCTCATCTACAGCCCGGAAGGCCGTGCCACGATCCAGAACGGCGACCTGGTCGTCCGCGCCGGCAACCGCGCCTACGAGGTCGTGGGCATCGAGACCGTGAAGGATCAGTGGGGCACCGCCTTCGAGAGCCGCGTCGACCTTGTGAAGACCGCCATCCCGGTCCAGGAGGACCGCCGTGGTTAAGCCCTTCATCACGGTCGACTCCGGAAATCTTAAGGCGCAGATCGACCGCGTCAACAACTCCCTCGACCGTACCGCAGAGGTCGTCATCGCGTCGACGGAGCGGGCCATGATCGAGATTGCCGAGGACATGCTCTCGAAGGCCCAGGCGAAGATGGCCAACAATGTCCGCAGCGGCGATCTCATCGGAAGCGGGTTCGCCTTTAAGGAAGACCTCACGGGCGCGGAGATCGTCGTCAAGTGGGGCTTCAACAAGGAGTACGCCAGGATCCGGGACCAGGGCGGCGACATCTTCCCGTCGAAGGCCAAGCTTCTGGCCATCCCCCTCGACCCCATCATGACCGCGACGGGCCCTCGCTTTGCCAGCCCGCGCGAGGAGCCGAACCTCGAGCTCGTCCCGATCCTGCAATACCTCTTCCTGGCCGACAAGGACACCGGGGAATTCCACTGGCTCCTCACGCCCCACGTTCACCAGGAGGGCAGCCACTACGCCAGCAGCACCGTTCAGGAGGAGGCCCAGAACGTCGCGCCCACGGTCGCGCGACGCGTCGGGGAACTCCTGGAAAGCGGAGGCCCCAAGTGAACGATGCCATCCGCCTGGTCGGGTTCGAAGAGGGGCTGTGCGAGCGCATCGCGCAGGACTTCCGCTTCCTCTCGGACCCCTACCTGAAGGACGTGAGCCTGAAGGTGAAGCGCCACCTGTTCGCCGGCTGGATGCCGGAGCCCGAAGCCGTCCTTCGGGACATCGTCGCCGGCGAGAGGTTCGACCCGGTCCGCGAGCCCGTCATGGCGATCTTCGGTGATCAGAACTCAGGCCCCGTGCAATCCGCCAGCTATGGGGGGAAACACATCCTCCAGGGCGAGATCCTGATGCGGCTCCCCAAGCAGAACAACGTGGTCGGCGCCCTCCTGGGCGAGCTCCTCGAGTGGATCAGCGAGGGCCTACCCAACACGTCCATCGGCGCCTTCCGTGTGATCTCCGTCCGCGCTCCCAAGCTCCCCGGCAGTTTCGTCCGCTTGGCCGATGGCTCGGTGTTTGCGTCGGGCAAGCTCAACTTCCTGGCCGTCCCGACGCTCTCGTGAACTGAGGAGGATCTTCCATGGGCAACAACTTCCGTGCGCACAACCCCGACAACTATCGGGCCACGTCCAAGATGCAGGTCTGGCTCTGGCCCAAGGATTCGCTCACGCCGTCGGTCGATCGAATCTCCCTGGGCAACATCGTCTCCTTCTCCCACAACGTGGCGAACAAGACCCTCGAGCACTTCTCCAACTACCTGGGCCAGCGCGCGAAGGACCGTGAGATCATCACCGAGCGTCTCCTGACGCTCGACTTGGTGATCGACGAGCTGAGCATGCCCAATCTGAAGCTGATCCACGGCTTCGGGTTCGGCGCGGCCACCTCCACCACGAAGGACAAGTTCTTCGACCGCACCGAGAAGAACCCGGGCGCCGGCGGGCTGATCAGCCTCGGGAAGTCCAACATCAAGAACGTGATCGTTCGCAGCGTCTCGCTGGACGACGATGTCACCTACGTGCTCGACACCCTGGACACGGACACCACCGAGGACACGGCCAACAACGACTTCAACAACGTGACGAGCCCGCTCACCGTCGTGGGCGCGGTCTCCGGCTATGCCGGCATCACGTTCGCGGTGGGCCAGTACCTCAAGATCGGGAACGAGATCCTCAAGGTAACGGCCATCGACGGCGACGACGTGACCTTTGCGCGCGGGCAGCTCGGAACGACGACCGCGGTCCACGCGAACGCCGTCAGCATCTTTCAGGGCTCCGGCGGCGACTACCTCACCGACCTGGTGAACGGCAAGGTGAGCCCGGTCCTGGGCGGCGACCTGATCGCCGTGGCGAGCATGCACATCTACTTCGAGCAGACCGTGAACGTCGACACGTTCGAGATGTTCCCCGGCGACACCATCGAGTGCGAGGCCCAGGTCCAGTTCGACGACGACTTCGAGGGGCCCTTCCAGGGCTGCTTCCTGAAGAACAACGGCCCCATCGATCTGGGCGACGGCTCGGACACCCGCAAGGTGTCCCTGACCCTCGAGATCACGATCGACGCGGACGGCACGTTCGGAAACTACGCGAAGGAGACTGCGTAAGGCATTTCTTTTCGGAGGTGGCGAATGGCGGACGGAACGAACGGGGCGGCGGCCCCGCAGGTCTTCGAGCGATCGCGGCTCATCAAACTCCCCGTCTGTGGAAAGACGGTCGAGGTCCGGCGGTGGGCCTTCACACGCATGGCGATGGTCAATCGATTCCTCAACGAGACCATGGAGTCGCTCCCGGAGGACTTCAAGACGGCTCTCGATATTTTCTATCGGGAAGCGCCGGCGAAGTTGCTGGAGGTCGCCAAGTTTTCTCTTCTGGAAGGCGATCGTCCGATGCTCGACGAGGAGTGGTTCGATCACCTCGACGTGCTGGCGATCATCGATGCCGCCTTCACCCTCAACAATGCGGGGGGCGGTATGGGAAAAATGAACGGCCTCGCGGGGAGGTTCCTGGTGGAGAAGGCGGCGATCCAACTGGGGACGAGCGAGGCCAGCCCCCAAGCCGTGAAGTAATCCCGATCGAGGAGGCCTGGGCCCGCCTGTGCGCGGCCAAACTGGCGACCCTGTCGGAGCTCATGGACCCCGACGGCCCTTGGACTGTGGAGATGGTGGAAAAGATGCTCGGCCAGGCGATCGTCACCGAAACAAAGTGGAAAATGGCGGCCCACGAAGCCGTCCTTTCCGGTATCGGTGCGGCCTTCCAAAGCGAAGCCGGCGCGGGGTATGTGGCCGCGCTGCAGAAGGTGATCGACCAGGTCAAGGGCGATTCCGCTCCGCGGACGGTACCGGGGGAGTTCCCTCTCGAGAAGGTCCAGGACCTGCGGAGAGCTCTCCGGGGCGGGAAGCCGAAGGTGAGGAAGTGAAGGTCCTACTTCTTCTCGCGATTGGCCTTGGCCTCGGCCTCCACCTTCTTGCAGGCGTCGCGGTTGACGCAAGCCTCGCTCAAGGGGTGGTACCTCGGATCGAGGCCTCGCTCGACCGTGTGGACTTCTACCATGATCTCCATCTTCCTGCATCGGTCGGCGAAATCGCAGCTCGAGAACAGTGGGTGCTTGTAAGCCCTCGGGTGGACGTCGATCCGCTGCAGGCGGTTGCTTTCGGTGAGAAGCGCCTTGATCTCCTCGAGCTGCTTCGAGTCGTCCCTCGGTGCGGTCGCGCCGACCACGAGGAACGCCATCAGAGCCACCGCTACGAGCCATCCCAGCTTTGCCATTCGCCACCTCCTCATCGTGGGATTGAAGTATACCCCGTTTTGAACAGGGAACCGGATGCCTCCTGAGATCTCCGGTGGCGCCGTCCTGATCGAGCTGAAGGCTCAGTACCAGGACCTGAAGAAGAACGTCGCGGCTGCCAAGGCCGAGGTTTCGGGCTTCGGCGCCGGCGTCGACGCCACGGCCAAACGCGTCCAGGCAAGCGGGCAGCAGATCTCGAGCAGCTTCGACGCGATGGACAAGAACTCCATCAAGCTGACGGCTCGTATCGCCCGCCTGACCGGGATCATGTTTGCGGCCCAGAGCGTGTTCCAGAACTTCGCCGGCAGCGACGGCTCGGGACCGCAAGGCAAGGGCGGCCGCGGCGTGGCGGCTGCTGCCACGGGACTGAGCACCTTCGCCAGCGTGGCCTTGGCCTTCCCGACTCCGGTCGGTGTCGCCCTGGGGGCGATCGCCGGGCTCACCGCGGGAATCGCGCACTTCGTCAAGACGGCCGAGAGCGGGGTCAACATCGCCGATCAGCTCCGCGCGTCCATCGAAGCCGTCGCCAAAAGGCGGCATGACTTCGCCGTCGAGAGTGGCTTCATCGGCCGCACCCAGACGGGCACGACGCGCGATCTCTCCCTGATCCAGCTCCAGCGCCAGCGGCAGGAGGACCTGCTCCGGCTCGCGATCTCCTCGCAGCAGACTCAGCGCGACAAGCTCGACGCCGGCGAGATCACGGCCGACGAGGCCCAGGAGGCAATCGATCGAGCGGAGAAGCTGATCACCCTGACCCGGGGAAGGCTCCGCGATCTCATGCTGGCGGAGGGAGTCAAGGACCGGGAGGCCCTCGCCGAAGAGAACAAGAAACTCCTCGATGGCACGGCGATCCAGCTTCAGGCCGGCCTGATCTCGCCCCTCGAGGCGGTCCAGATCGAAGCGGCGGCCGCGCGCCGGGAGCTGGACGCGCTCCTCAAGGACCCCAAGACCGACCCGACCGCCCTGGGCCTGGCGATCGACAAGTTCAAGACGAAGCAGGGGAAGGTCGAAGCCCAGCAGAGCCTGAACGAGCTTGCCTCGGGGTTCTCGAGCGCGTTCGGAAACGCGATCCGTGACGGCATCCTCAGCGGCAAGAAGCCGATGGCGATCCTCGCCGACTTCGGATCGCAGCTGTTCGGCAACTTCATCCAGAACTCCATGAAGCAGCTCCAGGAGGGGCTCGCGTCCGTCCTGGCGTCCTCCGGCCTCGGCGCCGGCGGCGCGGCCGCGATCACGGGGATCCTGGGGATTGGCGGAGCGCTCCTGTCCCGAATCGGCAACAAGTCGACCGAGAAGTTCACGGGCGTGAAGTCCATTGTCGAGTCCTCGCAGGCGGTCCGCGGCATTGTTGCGGGCCCGTCCTCCGTGGCCATCGCGCAAGTGGGCGAGGACCTCGCGCGCGTGATGGCGCCCATCCGTGAGATCCTCTCGGCCCAGCTCCTCGTCCAGGGCCGAATCGAAAGCAACACCAGGGGCGGCGGCGGCACCGCGGGAGCGGGCGGCGCCGCGTTGGTCGGAGTTCCGACCGCATAAGGAGAGAGACAGATGGCCGACCTCAGCATCGCCAAGCGCGGCGTCGTGACGATCACGAGCGCCGACGTGGGAACCTCCAAGGACATCGCCCTCGCGTCCCCGGTCAAGCCGGGGTCGAGCTTCCTGTCGGTCTCGATCAAGGACCGCCGGCGGAATGCGCTCCGCCAGCGGTTGGCGATCGCCATCACGGACGCCGACGTGGGCGGGACCAAGGACTCGGCGGCGCTGGGGACCGCGGTGGACACGACGGCCGCCGAGATCATCACGCAGATCCGGGAGAAGCGGACCGACGACCACCGCGGGGCGACGGTCGACTTCTTCAGCTCGACCGTGCTCCGTGCAACCTTCAACCCGCCGGCGGCCGGCGACACGATCAACCTCGACTGCCAGGTCATCGAGCACAAGCCCCGTCGCGGGGTGAATCTGCGGCTGATCGACGAGGACACCCTGCGCGCCGAATGGGACCTCCAGCTGGTGACGGACGAGACGATCACCATCGCCTACGACCTCCTCGACCTCGACGAGGTCGCGGGCATGCTCCTGGAGATCCAGTTCCGCAATCAGCGCATCCTGGGCGAGCTCGGCGTGAACCAGATCCAGGACGGCATCGTTCGCGACGACGTCGGCAACGTGATCGAATACCGCTCGCGGACCTTCACCACGAAGGAACTCGCGGAGGCGGCCACGGAGAACATCCCCGACGGCGATCCCCTGGAGGAGGGCGAGATGTCCCGCAGGAAGGTCATCGTGGACATCGACATCCGCAAGAACGACCGGAAGCTCCTGATCAGCACGATCGAGGACCTGATGCCGACCCCGGGCCTGACGGTCGAGGAAGAGGCGTAACCAGCGATGGACGAGCTGACGCGCGGTCTTGGGGCGAACTACGGCGAGGCGATCCTGGATCCCCTCTCGCCCTGGTGGCGCCCGGCCAGGCGCGGCGATCGCCGGCTTCGGAACGCCGTCGACGGTGACCCCGTCACCGGCGCCGGTCCGCGCATGACCCACCCCTACTACGAGGACTTGGTGTACGCCCGGATCCCCGACCGCACCATCAACCTCGGAAGCGATGGGCTCCGCCGGGCCGACACCGTCGTCACCAAGACTCTGGACGGCTCGGCGGTGACGCGGTTCGACGAGTTCGAGGACGACGTGATCTTCAGGGAGATCTGGCTCGCCGATACCCTGTCCACCCTGACCGACATGTACCGGCACTTCCATCGGTACTGGATGGACCAGCTCCCACCGGAACGCTACATCGGGTGGCAGCCCCGGCATCGGACGTGGAAGCGGTACTTCATCGAGATCCTCCGCGTCGACTGCGGGGAATCCGACACCGAGTTCCTGATCGAGGAGCTCGGCAAGCGACCCGGCATGATGCGCGTGTCCCTCTCCGTGACCTTCAAGACCATCCGCGAGTTGGCGTCGCCCTCGGGAATCCTTCTGGCGGGGGGTGCATAGATGCCGTTCCGTGGCCGCGGCTCGGTCCCCTTCCCCGATCACCGGCGGGTCCACCGCGCGGAGGATCCGCGTCTCCGGAGCCTCTCGCCGGCGCAGCGGGATCCCGTCGAGAACGGCAACCAGGTCATCAACGCCGTCGCCCTCACGCTCGCGCGAGCTGGGTCCCACCGCCGGAATCCCATCATGGCGGGCCTGGGCCTCGAGCTGTCGATTCCGCTGGCCCTGGGCGACGACCTGAAGGGAATCTACCTGTTCCAGCGCCGGGCGCGTCCTGGGGCGAACCTGAAAGCCCAGGCCACCGTCCAGGCCCCGGGGGTCTTCGGGTTCGAGCTGATGGTCGGGAGCGGGCAGACTCTGGCCGGCACGGCGCTGGCGGGCCCGGTCCGGAACTACGTCCGGATCCAGACGGCGCGCGGATCCTACGAGCGCGAGTTCTGGGCCCAGGACTACGAGGCCGACATCGTCACCCTGAACGGCGAGGCGGCCCTGGACCCCGAGACCCTGGATCCCGTCGAGATCGTCTGCGAGATCGTGGACGGCTCCAGGACCTGGCTCGACGTCCAGACCGACTTCATGGTCGGCTGGTCGGACGAGTTCAGCGTCCTCCACCGCCGCGGCGCCGAGGACGTCGAAGCCGGCTTCAAGAAGGCCTACGGTGGCGCGCAGTTCGTCTCCTTCTTCGACGCCACCCCGGGGACCGAGGGCGTCGGCATCCAGGTGAATCCGCTCGACCAAGTGGCGATCGAGACGCGCCGCACCATCCAGGTCCAGAACACGGTCGGGCTGAAGTCCATCATCGCCCGGTTCCGCTCCAAGCAGGACTCCCTCTACTTCGTGGACGTGCCCATCCTGATCCGGGTGATCGACCAGGAGGAAGTCTGCCTGGCGCCCGAGGTCATGCCGTGCGTGGACCTCTTCGTGAAGGCGGGATCCCCCACCCCGACGGGCCTGCCGTCCACGGCCTCGACTCCGATGGTGCAGGTCGTGGCCGGGCCGGGGTCGACCGTCGACCAGGACCTGCTCTTCATCACGATCCGCGGCGCCACGGTGGGCGCGACTCCCAAGATGCGGATCCGCCGCTGGTCGTTCACGCCCTCGCCGGCGGCGCTCATGGGGGCGCGGAAGGTGGCGCTCGACGACGTCGACTACCTGCCGCTCGTCCAGAGTTCCGGGACTCCCGACCTGGACGCGCCCTACGGCAGCGGGCACCGGTACACGATCGCGCTCTCGGTGGCGCAGCTCCGGAACGACAACGTCGAAAGCCTGGACGTCGTCCTCGTGGACGGCACCAAGCCCAGCATGCCCATCAGCGTCTACGGCCCCATGGCGCGCGGCCTCGGCTTCGTCTCTATCGGCGCCGGCGGCGTGGGCTCGGGCGGCGGAGTCGTCTGCGGACCTTACTAAGCCAATGAGCGAGAAATACTTCGTCTCGTGTGTCATGCCGACCTACGCGCGGCCGCGCTTCGTCGAGCAGGCGGTGAAGTATTTCCTCCGGCAGAGCTGGACGCGCGCGGAGCTCCTGATCCTCGACGACTCTCCCCAGGACCTCCGGGCCGAGATCTCGGACCACCCCCGGATCAAGCTCATCCGCCTCAAGGACCGCCTCCCCATGGGGGAGAAGCACAACCTGGGGCTCGACCAGGCCCAGGGCGACTTCATCGCCCACTGGGACGATGATGACTGGCAGTCCAACCTCCGCCTGGTCCGGCAGCTCGAAACGCTCACCCTCGAGGACGTCGACCTCTGCGGTTTCTCCATGGGGACCCTCCTGACGACGGGCAACGCCCGCTTCTGGAAGTTCGACCGGAGCTTTACGCCGCGGAAGCAGTACGTGGGAAACTCGATGGTGACTGTCGGCGTGCCGTTCATGGACGGAACCGCGATGTTCCGCCGCGGCATCGTGGGGGCCACGCGGTACCCGACCATCCAGGTCAGCCAGAAGGTGCAGTTCCTCCATGACCTGTGGAAGAAGCAGGGAGCACGGATCAAGGCACTGCCGAACGCCGGGATGTACGTCTACGTGCGGCACTCGCCGAAGACCGGCGCGACCAACACGTGGCAGTACCTCCAGGACCGCCGGCTGCTCGCGATCGACAAGCCGAGCTGGTTCCCCTATGGGGACCTGGACTTCTACAGGAGGGCTGCATGAGCTCTCCGCTGGTTTCCTGCCTCCTGCCGACGGCGCGGCGCCCGGAGTGGGCCCGCCAGGTCTTCCGAATGATCGAGGAGCAGACCTACAAGAACCTGGAGCTCGTGGTCGTCAATTCCGGCGACCCGATCTCGGGGCTGCCGGCGTTCGCGCGCGAGGTGCCCGCGAGGGCGAAGGGCTTCCCCGAACAGAACGGCCAGACCATCCTCGAGGCCCGCGGCGACATCCTGGTCTTCCTGGACGACGACGACTACTACGCTCCGGACCGGGTGGCGCGGCAGATCGAGCCGATCCTGGCCGGGCGCGCCACCGTCACGGGCGTGAAGATGTACTACTACGTCGAGGTCCCCGCGATGCGGTGGTACCACCACCCGCCCGCGTCGCCGCTACCGGGTTCCCCGAAGGGCTGGTCGGTGCCCTTCTTCGAGGGCTCGGCCTGCTTCCACCGGAGCGTCCTGCGGCACTTCAGGCGCGAGCAGCTCCAGCGCATCTGGCGCACGCCGTTCGTGAACAAGCTCAAGGACGTCGGGGAGAAGCTCGAGATCATACCGAACCGGAACGCCATTGTCCGAGTGCAACACGTCGAGGGCTCGACCGGCGCACCGCAGTGCTACGCCCGCGACCTCTCCAAGTGGGTCCGGACCAAGGCCCCCGCCGAGATCCCCGCCTACGTGACGGACTTCTGGAAGCGAGGGGGTTCGGCATGAGATCGGCCCTCCTAGGATCCAGGCTGAACGAGTTCGCCGGCGCCCAGACGCGGAAGCCCCGGGCGCAGGTCCTCGTCGTCAACCCGAACCGCACCACCATGAACGCCGTCGCCAACGGCTCGAACGCTGAGCCGTGGGTGGATCTCTCCGCCTTCGTCGAGTCGGTCGCCTTGAAGTGGGTCGTGGGCTACGAGAACGGCAACGACCAGGGCGTCCCGTCGGCCCAGATCGTCTTCCACCGAGCCCCGAACCGTGGTCTCAACTTCCGCGAGGGCCTGATCCAGGACGGCGTGATCGTCCAGATCCGGGTCGGCGATGATCGCGTGAGGAAGTCCGAATGGGAGCCCGTGTTCACCGGCAAGTTCCGGGGAACGCCGGGCAACGACGCCGGCACGAGGGCTGACAAATCCGAGGGCTTCACCGCCACGGCCTACGGGCGCGAGGAGCAGTTCCTCAACCTGAAGATCGAGGCCACCGAAGCGAAACCCGCCGGGACGGACCTGGGCGAGATCGTGTTTCAGATCGCGGTGAAGATGGGACTCACGCAGGGGGAGCTCCTGATCGGCGCCCTGGGCGTCGTCACCCAGCACGAGACGAATCAGATCGCGGACGAGCTCGCGCTCTCCGCCCTCTGGCAGTGCCTCTTCCCCGCCGGCAAGAAGCCCATGTTCGACGGCCGCGGCCGCCTGGTCGCCGTCGACTTCAACCTGGACAAGCCCGCCACGCGCATCTACTCCGAGGGCGATTTCGTCATCCGGTCGCTTCGGAAGACCCCCAACGAGATCGAGGTCAAGAACTCGGTCCTCATGGTGGGCCAGAACCACAACATGACGAAGCTGCCCCAGGAGGCCCAGCAGCTGAACGAGGTCATGCCGACCGTGGGCTTCTTCGAGAAGAGCTACAGCGAGAAACATTGGTTCAGCGACGACAAGAAGCAGCGGGCCGACGACACGCGTCTCGTCACCAAAACCAAGATCATCTGGTCGAACGGACGGTGGAGCCAGATCGACGAGTTCAAGGGCCGCCTGTCGATCGACACCCACTGGCTGCAGGCGGCACGAATCATCATCTTCGTTACGTGGCTGGCTGCCCAACTCGCGGTGATCGCTATCGAGCTTCTGATCGATGAAGGCGTAAACCCCAACACGCCCATCACGACCTCGACCGGCCCGACGACGCTCGCCATCCTGAAGAGCATCCTCAGCGTCATATCCCAGGTGGCTATGGCCTTCCTGCTATGGGCCATGCAGTTCATCGGCCGCGGCCGGTACCAGATCTGGGGGAAGCCCTACGAGAACGCCTACCAGGAGCTCGAGGTCCGCGCCCAGCTTCCCGGCCTTCTCCCGGAACAGGTCCGGGAGGTGGAATACAAGAACGCCTTCATCAGCACCATGCCGGCGCTCCGCGCGGCCGCGATCGAGCGCCTGCGCCGAGAGCTGGTCAAGAATCAGGTCTACGAGATCGAGATGCTCGACGACCCCGGCCTCGAGGTCGACGACGTTTTCGAGACCTCAAACGGGGACCGGTTCTACACCCTCGCCCTCGCCCGCACGCTGCAGCGGAGCGGGCCCTCGCTGATGCAGGTGACCGCCTGGAAGGTGTTCGAGGACATGATCGGCAAAGCCCGCCGTCGGCAGGAAGCGGCAGATGCCACGGGCACGGTGGGCTATGGCCAGCTCTACGGCGAACTCTACGGGGAGGCTTTCTAATGGCCGAGACCTTCACGCCCAATCTGCGGCTCAGTAAATTCGCCCAGGGCGAGCGCCCGCCGATTCTCAGCGCTGCAAAGCTCAACGAGAACTGGACCAAGACCGACTTGTACATCACCGCATTCGGGCTCAACGTGAAAGCCAAGGGTGCGATCGGTGACGGAGATCAAGATGACACGGAGGCAATCCAGGAGGCCTTCAATTCTGGGAAGCACGTCCTCCTCTTCGACGGCACTTTCAAGGTAACCTCCAAGCTCACGCTTCCCGATTACGACATGCAGCTCATCTTCACCGCCGGATCGGTGATCGACGCATCCTCGGCCGACTTCCTCCTTTTCGAGTCCGCATACGACCGGGTCTACAAGTTCTCCGGGCAGGCCACGATCAAGGGCAGCGGAAACGTGGGCTCGAAGTTCTTCGCTGCCGAAGCTGGATCCGCCTCGGGCCCCGGGATCATCATGGAGGACTACTTCATCGTCCGCAATTTCGAGATCATGATGGACAGCCCGAACGGAACGGGCTGCTTCGCCTTCCTCCGCTCCGTCTACTGGCTGACCGCCAGCCTCACCACGGCTCTTCACGCGAGAGCGGTTCAGCCAGGGAACAGCGTGATCTTCGCGTTCCATTCGAATTTCATCTCCGAGGGCGGCGGCGAGTGGGGAACCGGCCACGGAGGATTCGAGGGCGGGATCAGCTTCGAAGCGATCGGCGAGCACGTGAACCTCTACACGAAAGGCGAGTTCGCCTTCTTCAATGTGGTGGGGGTTGACTTCGGGTACGGCTCTTTGAAGTTCATCGGAACCGAGCCCAGCCAGAGCATCGTCGGCTGCTACTTTGTGCCCACGAAGGCCGGACAGCTGAACTGGATCGACAACACGGGCGCCGCCGGCTCCGAAATGCAAATCGCGAACACTCTTTTCGTGGCCGGCGGCGACATGACGGAGGTCATCAAGACCGACAAGAGCCGTTGTCGCCTCCTGGGGGTCAACTTCCAGGGAGTCGCCGGCGCACAAAACACGTTCAAGGAAATCAATAGCGCGGACTACAACGAGCTCGTGGGCTGCGTGAATCTGGGCGACGGAGGGGGCCCCACGATTATCGGGGCGAACACTCGGATCAATGGCTCTCTGGATCGGAACGTCGTGGATTTCGGGGCCGATCCCACTGGGACCAACGATTCCGCCCCAGCATTTTCCAGAGCGATCGCGGCCTCAGGAAAGAGGATCGTTGCGGACGGAACCTTCAAAGTCAATTCCATGCTCACATTCCCGGACCGCGACGTGGACATCCAGCTGGCTCCCGGGACCACGATCGACATAGGCAACAACGTCATCACGCTGTTCAAAGTGCCGACCGGTCTGACCGAGAAGCGTCGGTATCGCGTGATTGGCGGCAAGAAGATCATCGGTGGGAACGTAGCCGGTCAAACGTTGGTCGAGCAGGCCGACTCCAATTCGAGAGGGGTGATCAATTTCGTGGACGTCGCTCTGATCTCGGACTTTCGCACGATCCTGAACCAGTCCGCCGGCGCTTTGTCCTTCGTGCAGGACAGCGTCGTGAGAGCGTTCTTCACCAGGTGCAAGATCGTTCCGCCAACCGACGGATCCGTGCTCCTGAAGACTGCCTCTGCGGCTGGAACCTACGGATACCCGGCGGCAGCGCACTTCGAAGACTGCCCCCTCTGGTCCGAGATCGCACCCGGGCAGAAGGGATGGACCTTCAGCTACGACGGCGACATCCTCTGCAAGGGCTACGTGTCGGGCACCTTCAAGGGCACCTGCAAGTGCGACGGTCTCAATACCAGCGGGCCCGTTTTCGCGCTGAACGGGGCGACCGCAGACGGCACGGATTCGCTGGAAGCTCTTGGCGTGACCTACGACTCCGGCGACGAGATCGGCAACGCCTTCCTGGACAACATCATCCTCAAATTCTCCGCTAACAGTTTCTTGATCAAAGGGCCGGGCCTGTCGAGCCGGTCGAAGCTGATTCTGAATGCGTCGACTCTGTCGGTTGTAAACCCGCGCCTCTTCTTCAGCCTGGCCGACCCAGACGTCCGCATTGACGTGCTCGCCGGCGCTGACAACTGCGAGGTCATCGGTGGGCATCTGGGAAACGCGACGACCGCGCTGATCAGAACTGCGGCCGATGGACTTCGGGTGGCGGATTGCGATCTGGACGCCACGGGGAACGTAAAGACGATTCTGGAATCCGGAGCTGCGGACGGAACTTCAATCGTCAATTGCACGGGGTTGGGCACGGGCGGTGGACCAACGATCATCGGCCCGCGCACGAAGATCAATGGGTCTCTCGAGCGGAATGTGACCGACTTCGGAGCGGATCCGACAGGTGCAGCATCCTCGATGGACGCCATCCGCGCCGCCCTGGAATCGGCCTGTCCCACCGCCGGAGACCAGGGAACGGTGGTGTTCGAAGCCGGGACCTATCTCTGGGATGAAACCCTGGAGATCGGCGACATCGAGCCCAGCTTCATCTTCAAGAAGGGCGCCAAGCTCATCCATACCGGCCTGGGGGCAAACCCTGCCATCAAGTTCCTGGACGGTCTGACCGCGGTTCGGAAGCCCCTTTTCGTCGACATGGAGTCGGAGGGAAACGATTCGGCAACCGATTCCCTCTTCGAGCTCAACGACGAAGGCTCGCTCTGCAAGCCCCTGATCATCCGACCCCAGCTGAAGGAATGGAGGACCGTGGTCGACATCGTCGGCGCGGACCTCACCTACGCGGAGCCGGTCCGCGTCAGATTCGAAGGCGGCCGCATCTTCTCGCCGAACGCCGCGAGCCCGCTGATCAAGACGCCGGACTCGGCCGGCACCTACGGCTTCGGCGCCGTCGTCGAATTCATCGGCACCTCGCTTGACGACGACCAGGGCTCGTCTCCGGGCTGGACGATCGACTTCGACGGCGATTTGATCCTTCATGACATCATCGTCCTGAGGCTGGGCGGAGATTCGGCGGTGGATGGATTCCAGCCGAGCGGGACTTCTTGGCTCGGTGGATCTTCGACGATCACACAGTACGGGGCAAACTACTGGTCCACCGACCAGGGAGACATCGGCTTCAGTGGCACCGTGATCTTCAAGGTTAGTAATGGCGGCTTCAGGGTGGTCCTGGCCAACGGTGCAAGCATCCTTGTCAACGGGGTTGCGGTCGAGATCGACATCAGCATCACCTACCCGAACGTTGTGGCCGCGATCGCGGTGGACATTCCCACGGGCATGGACTACGCGCGAATCACCGGCCTCTTCGGGGATCACGCGACGGCTGCCATCCGGACAGCTGCGACCAAGGGCAGCTTCTCGTGCCGCTTCAAATCCACCGGAGCTCACAAGACCGTTCAGGAACTGGCGGGTGCGGACTACAACGTCGCCGCAGGGTGTTCCGGACTCGCGGCCGGCGGCGGTGTGACCGTTGTAGGGGCGAACTCCCGATACGACACGACCATCGCGAATTCTGCTTAGAGGGGGACCAATGGCAAACGAAGTGAACTGCATCAAGTGTGGTGCCGAGATCCAGCCCGCAGAAGTCCAGCGTCCCAGCTATGTGGTCAAGGCGACGAACAAGAAGATCACGCCGCTCCCGAAGTGCGCCGAGTGCCGCGCGGCTTGGGAAGCGGCGGCAACGGGAGTCGAGAAGGTTCAGAACTAGCCCATGGCCAGCATCCCCTTCATCAGCCGTCGTGAGATCGAGGAGCACCGCAAGACCCGGAACGGGATCACCGCGGAGCAGCCGCGCTACGTCGTCGTCGACCAGGCCGGGAACAAGGAATGGGTCGTCGACGTCTTCCTGGGGATGGCGCGGACGGGGCAGCCGAGCATCGTCCGCGCCTGCCCGATCGCGCCCATCGCGCACGAGCTGATCACCGACGTCCGGATGCCCGTCGAGCTGGAGCGAAACAAGCAGGGCAAGTTCACGGTCATCGGCCGGGCCAAGGTGGTGCCGGCCGGCGCCCAGATGCCCGACGACTCCATCCTCAACCCGACCTACCAGGAGGTCCGACCGAACCTCGCCGAGCTGGGGCTCCTCTGGATCCAGGACGTGGACTTGACCCTCGAGAGGTGGGGCGAGAAGGCATGGGGCGCGCCCGGGAAGCCGTGGCGGCGGGTCACGATGAAGGACGCCTTCGGGGCGGAGATCATCGGCCCGGATACGGATCCGGAGGACGTCCCGCCGCTGCTCTCCCTCACTCCGACGACGTCCATCGTCACCCGGCATACGAAGCTCGCCCGAATTCCTTGGGGTTCTCGGGCATGGGGATCGTGGCCCTGGGGCGGCCACGAGCAGATCACCATCGAACTCGTTGAGGAATAGGAGAAAACCATGCCGCTCAGCCTGGAAGAGATCACCGACGGGGGCTTCGACTACCCCGAGAAGATCGAGGAGAATTTCGCCGCTATCCAGAGCTTCGTCAACTCACTCGCCCAGCAGGTCCTCGCCGCGAGCGGCGACGGCGCGAGCCTGATTCTCGACGTCTTCGACCGGCCCGGCCTGGTCGGCACGCACTCCTACGTCCTCGACCAGGACGCGTACGCTGGCGGGGCCGAGATCCTGATCGGCCGGCGGCCGGCGCCCAACATCCTCTTCGGGGAACTGAACGTCTCCGCCGCGTGGGGGACCTTCGCGGGAGAGACGCAGAAGGTCCAGCAGAACGGCGACGTCACCCTGGACGCGGCGCCCTTTCTGGCGGGGCTGCCCAAGACCATCTATGTGGGTATCGGATCGAGCGGAACAGCCCAGCTCTACGAAGACAACCTCGAGGCCGAGATCCTCTACATCTACTCGATGACCTGGAACGGGTTCAACCTCACCAACTTCAAGCGCCTCGGCCATTACCTCCCGGCCTACTCGCTCTTCCAGAGCATGGTGAAGCACGCCCAGGTCGTGCAGATCTCCGACTGGGAAACCCAGTGGACAGGGGACCTCGTGGCGGAGATGTCCCTGCCCCTCCACGGTGGACCGCTGGCGAACGAGATCGGCGTCAACCATGCCGTCGAGGTCATCGGCGGGTTCGTGGATATCCCGCGCGCGGGCGCGGGACGCTTCCATTCGCCGAGCGCCACCGAGAACACCCTCGTGCTCAAGCTGATGGCCGCCGGCGTCAAGTGGAACCTCGACCCCATCGAGATCGACGTGGCGAACTGCCCCGACCGCATCTACTTCCAGATCGACGAGGGTGCGGTGGGCGACGACCGGTTCGTCACCGACGTCGAGGACTTCCGCCTCGAGCGGGTGTCCATCGGCGCCCACGTCGTCAGCGCCCGCGGGTACACCCTCGGGCTCTTCGTGCGACCGATCCTCGGCATGCCCATCCCGAAGGACAACGACTCTGTCGACCAGGTATAGAACTCGAATTGAAGGGAGACCCTCATGGCTGCAGGAAAATGGAAGGTCTACGACAAGGCGAAAGTCCGTCTCGCGGACGGCACGTTCGACATGGACAACACGGGGCTCGGCCTCACGATGGCCCTGTTCCTGTCGACGTCGAACTGCGAGACGCTGGGCGTGGGCACGGGCGTGTACGGCGACCTCACGAACGAGCACGCCAACGGCAACGGCTACACGACCGGCGGCATCGCGCTGACCGGCGAGACCTGGACGAACTCGACCAGCACCACGACGTTCGACTGTGACGATGTCACGTGGACGGCGTCGGGGGGCTCGATCGTGGCGCGGTTCGCCGTGATCTACTGCAACGCGACGGTCAACTCGATCGTCAAGCCGCTCCTCTGCGTCTCCCTGCTCGACACCACGCCGGCGAACGTCACGGCGACGGACGGGAACACGTTCAAGGTGGCGATCAACGCGAGCGGAGTCTTCACGCTCTCCGGAGCGACTTCGGACTAGGAAAGGAGGCGACCGTGGCGATCGGCGGAATCCCCGAGGAGTTTGAACTCCACATCAAGTTCAACACCCGCACGAACGATTGCTTCGTGTCGGGGAAGCTCAAGAACAAGGAGCTGTGCTACCGGGCGCTGGAGCTGGCGAAGGACGTGCTCGATCAGCAGTACCGCAAGATGGCGCGCGAGCTGGCCCAGCAGCCCGGGATCGTTCAGGCCGACGTCGAAGGGCTGAAGCGGATGTTGAGGAACGGCGGATAAGTAGATGGCGCTGACAGGAACCGACCGAGGTCAAGGAACCCACAACACGAGCGCAACTTCCTTCGGATTTGCGCCAGGCTCCAACCTCACGGCGGCGGCCCTGGCGGTGCTCTGCGTGGCTGCCGACAACGCCCACTCTGGTGGCACGGCCATGACCATCACCGTCACCGACACCAAGAACAATACCTGGACCCGGCGGTGCTCCGCCCTGATTGATCCCGGCGCGGCGAACGCCGGTCAAGAAGGAGCCATCTTCACGACGCCCCAGGACAACGGTACTCTGACGACCGGAGACACTATCACCGTCTCTTTCGGATCTGACACTCCGACGGCAAAGACGTGGACGCTGATGGAAGTTACGGGCTCCGTCGGCGTGCCGGCATTCAAGGAGCAGAATGTCGGCACCAGTGGCACAGGCGGCACGTCGCCAACCATCACGACCACGAACAACGTCCGCAATGGACAAATGGTCATCGCTGCACTATTCCTGGAAGCAGGTACGACCGAGACGATCACCCAGGACGGCGACACCACCAACGGCAGCTGGTCGACCCAGCAGACAGCTGAGATCGGATCGACGACTTCCGGCAGCAACATCGCGTCACAGCGCAAGGTGGTCACGGCGACAGCCACTCAGACGTACAACCCTACCCTTGGGATCGCAGGCGATCTCTGCCTGGCGTACATCACAGTCGGCGAAGACATCACGGTTACAGCCGGACTTGGGCAGCCGACGGTCACCGGCTTTGCTCCGACGGTAACGGTCACAAGCAATCAGACCGTCACGCCGGCGCTCGGGCAGCCGACGCTGGCCGGCCTCGCCCCCACGGCGCAGATCTCCGATAACAAAACATCGACACCCGGGCTCGGCCAGATTGCCGTCGACGGCTTCGCGCCGACGGTCCTCGTTTCGGTTACGGCCTTCACGAGCGTCGGCCAGCCGGTGCTTACTGGATTTGCGCCTTCAGTCCAGATCTCGGACAATCAAGTTGCGACTCCGGGTCTCGGACAGCCGGTTCTTACCGGCCTCGCGCCGACCTTCCAGACTTCCGATAATCAAGCGGCGACACCAGCGCTCGGGTCCTTGGATCTGACCGGAGCCGCCCCGACGGTGCAGATCTCGGACAATCAAATGGCGGCGCCGGACGTCGGGGCCATGGCCGTCACGGGATTCAGCCCGACGATACTGATCTCCGTGACGGTGTTTTCGGACACGGGTGCGCTCGTCGTCACAGGCTTCGCGCCCACCGTAGAGATCTCCGACAATCAGGTTGCTGCCCCAGAACTCGGACAGCTGGCGCTGACGGGATTCCCTCCCGTCGTGGAGCTGCCGCTCGTTGTGAGCCCTGGGCTCGGGGATATCACATTCGCAGGGTTCTCTCCCACGATCGAGATCTCGGAAGGCTTCAGTCCTGGCACGGGCGAGCTGAGTCTGACCGGCTTCTCTCCCACCGTCGAACTTCCTGTCGTAGCGACGCCTAGCCTCGGCGCGGTGACTATCACGGGGTTCGCTCCTTCCGTCCTTATCTCGGTTACGGCAACAGCCGGCACCGGAGCTCTCAGTCTCACGGGCTTGGCACCAGCTGTCCGGATCTCGGTGACGGCAAGTCCGGATTCCGGAACAATCGATCTGCAAGGCTTCGCACCCTCCGTGGTTGTCACCAACAATGCACTCGTCGCGCCGGGGAACGGCGACGTCTTGTTGACCGGCTACGCACCAACAGTCACGGGGTCCACCTCACCTCCGGTAGAGGAAGGCGTCATTGAGCAGTTCGGTGGCGCCAGATTTGAGCCTGTAGATCTCCAAGGCTCTGAGGTATTCGTGAGGGTCAAGCAGCGACAGGAGACCAACAGCTTCCGGGTGCAACTCGCCCGAGAGGACGGAGTGCCTCTTCCCCTTAGAGGCGCAGCGGTGTCATTGCTCTGTGATGGCAAGGAGTATCCCGTTCGCTCCGTGAGAAACGGTGCGGTGACGTTCACGTGCCCGGAGGTTAGCAAACGAACTTTGATCCGGGTCGCACGGCATGGCAGGCCGTTGCTGATGGTTCCTCTTGAAAACCTGTTGCGCTAGAACTTCGACGACCGGGGGGATGGGAGAGAGAGATGCAGACCGCGGATTTGCTTCGCGCGGCCGCCCAGGCACTAGGGGTCACGACGGCCAAGCTCGACGAGGTCCTCCTGTGGCAGCGGCATCTCGCCCAGGAGCAGAAGCTCCAGGGAGAGCGCATCGCCAAGCTCGAGAAGGGGGAGGAGTGGACCGGCGAAGAGCGGCGCAACGTGCGCGAGCGGCTGAAGACCGGAGACCACACCTTCGATGCGATCAAGGAGATCGCGGTCGACGCCAAGAAGACGGCCGATAGCGCCAAGCTCATGCTGGCCGAGGTGCTCAAGCGCCGGGCCTCCGACGGCACCCGAGTCCGCTCGAAGTGGTTGGAGTTTCTCAAGCTGGCCGCGCCGTACATCTGGGCGACTCTGTCGGCGGCTGGATCCTGGATCGCAGCCAAGTTCACGTATACGGGGGGAGGACATCCCTAATGGCCACAACGCGCCTGCTTCGGCCCGACGCGGTTCTGCTCGTGGAAGATCACGAACAGACGCGGGCCACCTACAAGGAGTGGGTCGAGTCCGCGGGCTTCGTGGTCATTGAGGCATCCACCAAGGCGATGGCGCTGATGCACCTCGACCGCCTGGACCTCTCGGCGATCGTGCTCGACCTGATCCTCCCGAACGGCCACGGCCGCGAGGTCGTGGACACGCTGGTCGCCAAGCGCGACGACGTGCCAGTGGTGGTCGTGACGGGCTTCCCGGATCCGCCGGTCTTCGGCTTCCCGGTGACCTGCGTCCTTCGAAAGCCTTTCCCGCGCGGCATGCTGCTCAACGCGGTGAACGCCGCGGCCGAGACCGGCAGAAGTCTCCGATCGATTCAGCGGTCCACCAGGGTGCTCCACGAGAGGTGCAATCGTCCCCTCCCAGAGCTCCCGCCCGAAAGCCCGAAGCAAGCTCAATAGAACTTTTTTGGAGAGTGCAGGTATGGGGAAGAAAGTGGGATGGGCGCTCGTAGGGGCGCTGGTGCTGTTGTTCATGGTCTCCTTCGCCATGGGGTGCAGTCCGCCCGTGAAGGAGGAGGACAAGCAGCTGGTCGACCAGCAGGAGCAGATCGCCGATCTGCAGGACGCCGAGCTGGTCCGCATCGAGCAGGCGGTGCAGGAGGATCCGGAGCTCGCCGAGAAGGTCGCTCCCAACCTTCTGGCGATGCGACAGCGAAACAGCGACTCGCGCGAGCACGCGAAGCAACTGAAGGCGAATCTGGGGGCGCCCACAAAGCGAGTGCCCTACACGCCCGAGAGCGCGAAGAGGCTGCGCGACGATTCTGCAAAGGCCCATGAGGGAGGCTTCTGGAAAGGGCTGGGCGCCGGCGCCCTGGCCACCGGACTCCTCGTCATCGGACTGGCCCGAAAGTTCGGGAGATTCATCCCGGGCGTGGGGTCAGTGATCACGGCGTTCGACAGTACCCTCGGAGCCGTCGAGGAGTGGATGCAGGAACAGAAGGATGCTGGAAAGCCGGAGCTGGCCGCAAGCCTGGCTACAAAGCTGGGCGACAGCCACTACGAGGCCGGCGTCCAGCCCGTCGTCGAATCGGCTCTCGACAAGGTGAAGGAGAAGATGGGCTACGAGCTGAAAGCTCCGTCACCTCCTCCTCCCGCCGCTCCTGCTCCGGCGGTTTAAAACAGCGCCACCGGTCCCGCCTCCGACGGGACCTCTTCGGGCCTCTCCGCTCCGCCGGCGGGGAGGCCTTTTTATTTCCGGTCGACGAAGTGGAGCGGCCAGCGCGGCGCGTCGTCCAGTGGGATGTCGTCGAGCAGGACCTCCATCGTGTACAGTCCCGGCCGGTCGATCGAGACGAACCCCTCGATGATCGCCTTCCCCTGTCGGCCCGGCTCGGCCGCCGGAAGATGGCCAGTCGTCTCGTCGATCGTGCGGCCGTCTTCAGACACGATTCTAAAGGTGACCTGGTGCGATTGCGCCTCGCCCTCAAGTGGCGCGATCGCCAGCAGGACCGAGAGGGGAATGCCGACCCCCGGCCCGTTCCAGGGGATCTCATCCAGGTAGACGTTCATCGGCGATATCGGGGCGCCGCGGAGGTGAAGGATTCGCTCACAGGCGACGAGCCAGGTCACACGCACGCGAATGTTTCGGCGTATGTAGCAACCTGGCTTTGGCGATTCGGATATTACTTTTTGCTACTTCGCCTCGAAGCTGCCGTTCTTGAGGATCTCCCGGCCTTCCACAACGAAGGACATGTCGTCGACGAAGACGCGCCCCTGTCGGGATCCCCGATTGAAGCCGAATCTGAGCTTCGCGGCCTTCTCGGGAACAACGCCTTCAACCTCCAGCTTCGACCAGATCGGGCGGTCGATCATGGCGTGCGGCCCGGTGGAGGATAGGACCTTGTCGCCCACGTCCAGGAACGCGATGCACATCAGGTCGGCGCCCTTCTCTGTTCCATCGGTAAGGACCCAGCACGACGCCTTATACTTCTGCCCGACCGCGACAGGAATGTCATCGGTGCGGAACCAGGCCATACCGCTCGCCCCGGGATCCGCAGGCGGGATCAGCTTAATTGCAACCGTACCCGACCGGACAAACTCGGAATCGATGCCCGCGTTGCATTTCGCGTTCAGCGGGAACCAGCCCTTCGCAGGGTAGGGACCAAGGTTGGCCGAGGGCTTACCAGTCCGCTGAATCGCAAGGACCCGCTCGCGGGTCTTGTCCTTCCAGACCGGATCCGTGAGCTTCGGCCATGCCTCGCCAAAGTGAAAGAGGGCGCGCTCCCGCAGCCTGGGGCCGAGCTGCTTGTTCGGCTTCTCCAGGAGGAGCCAGAGATCCGCCACCTCGATTGAGAAGAGGGCGCTCTCCTTCGGTTCGAGATCCTTCCGCGCGACGTGGGCGAACCCGTCGTCGCCCCCCTTGGCCATGAATGGAAGACCCTCGGCCCAGTTTCCTGCCACGAAGCACAGGTGCTTCCCCAGCGCCAGGTTCGCCGCGGCGTCGTCCGGCGTCTTCTCGACCGCCAGGCGCAGCTGCTCGCCCTTCTTCTTCTCCGCCGGCGAAAGGTCCTGGGGACCGAGCAGCAGGGCGAGCGCGAGTGTCATGACCATAATGGCCTCCTGGGTTCTTGGACTATAGCACAAGTTCAACGTTTCATGGATTGCGCCTGGCGCGGGGGTGGGTCCGGCGGAGCTCGGCCTTGAGTCGGTCCTGGGCGACGTGGGTATAGATCTCGGTGCTGGCCAGCACCCCGTGACGAAGGAACTCCTGAACGGCCCGAAGATCCATCCCGCGATTCAGCAGGTGCGTCGCGGCGCTGTGCCTGAACATGTGGGGGTGCGCGGGGCCCGAGACGCCGGCGCGGGCCGCGGTGTCGTGGACCATCTTCCAGAGCGGGTAGTATGAAAGCCGCTGACCGAGCGACGAGACGAAGAGGGCCTGCTCGTGCTCCCGACCGCGAGCGGCCAGGATCTCGGTGCGCTCCGGCAGCCAGGCCCGGACCGCCTTCACCGCCTCCTCGGTGAAATGCAGCAGGCCCTCCTGCCCGCCCTTTCCCCTCACCTTCGCCGTGCCGTCGTCCAGGTTCAGCCACTCCATATTGATGCCGCGAACCTCGTCCTGCCGAGCGCCCGAAGCGTAGAGGACCTCCAAGATGGCCCGGTCGCGCGCGGTCCGACCAGCGGCAAGGATCTTCTCGACCTGAGGTTCCGTCCAGAATTCTGGGAGCGGTCGATCGACGTGGATGGGTTCGAGATCGTCAGCCGGGTTGTGATCCACCTTGCCCTCCCGTTTTAGCCAGTGGTACAGCGACGTGATGGCGACGATGCAGTCCTTGATCGTCTTCGGCTTCTTCTCCTCCTGATGCATGTGGACCATCCAGGCTTCGAGGAACCGGAAGGTCACGGTGAAGGGGTTCTGCTTGCGAAAGCTCAGATAGCGGAAGAAGGTCTTGAAGTGCCCGGTATAGACTCTGACTGTGTTAGGTTTGAAATTCCGAAGCACCGTCGCGTAGAGAATCCAGCCGCGTGTCAGATCGTCTGCCACGGCGGCGGTCTCTGTTCCGCCTGCCACTAATTCCCAGCCGCTGCCCGCTGCCCTATTTCCCCTCGCGGGCCCAACCTCTCGCCTTGTCCCCCGGGCACCCTCCTCGTTCACGCCGAATGTTTCGGCCCGGTCGCAGGGTGCCTTTCCCTTGGGGGTTTAGGCGTCGCGGAGTCTTCGGTCAGGGGAGAGGGTACCAACGCAATTTGAACAGGTCAAAGATTTTCTACGCAAAAAAATAGCACTCGCTCCAATATTTATTGACACATTTTCTAGAATTGTGCTACTAAGACTACGTGCCCCAAGCGAAGAGAGTCAACAAGAGCCCGACGGTGCCCAGCCATCCCGCATTGCGCTTGGGGCACGGCCGTCTCGGAAGAACGGTTCCACGCCGAGTGGGGCGGCTGGGTTACGACGGGCTCATGATCGGCGGAGCGGCGGCTTCAGAGTAGTTGCTAGTTTCCGACTTCACTTAGGTGGAGACGGAAACCTGAAGCCGCCGCCCCCGGAATGGGAGGCGGACGGTGGCGAACAGTAGCGGGGCGCAGGGCGCCCAGGACAAGGTCCGGTATTTCTGTCACTCCTGCGGCGGGGTGACGATCTGGCTCACGCCCAAAGAAGCCGCTGATCAGCGGCTAGAGAAGCACGACCTCGAAGCCTTTCCCCTCTCGGGCGACCCCAGGGACCAGGCTTTCCGCACCATCCAGGCCAGCCGGCCGGAGGTGGCCCTTGGGTAAGCACACGCCCGGACCTTGGAAGCTTGGAAACTCACCGCACGATGTCATCTCAACCGAGCCCGTCGAAGGCGGCGCGCACCCGATGGATGAGGAGCACGTCCAGCACTACGGCGGTTACCTCATCTGCGAATCGGCCACGACGGACAACGCCCGCCTGATCGCGGCTGCACCAGACCTCAAGGACTCCCTGAAGTGGGCGCTGGAAGCCCTCGAAGCTTCCGACCTCGCCACCTGGCCGGACTCCATCGGCTGGGACGCGGGCGCCTACAAGATCGGACTCCAGCAGGCCAAGGACGCTATCGCCAAGGCCGAGCCGCAGGCGGTGGACCGTGGCTAAGACCTCCCCCAAGCGATCCCGCGAACTTCGTGCCCGCCGCTGGGCCGCGATCTACATCCGCGAGCACATCGACACCGAGCAGAAGTTCATCAGCGACGCCCAGTACGAGATCAAGGGCCAGGACCTCCAGTCCGCGATCGCCAACGGGTTCCTGGCCGGCTGGTTGGATAGGGACGGCGAGGGCAACCCGCCGCTCCAACTCCTTGAGGCGGCGATGGCCGCGCTCGACATGATCGAGCATTGCGGCTTCGGTGGCTCCAACAGCCGCGCCGAGAAGCGCATCGAGACCAAGCTCAAGAAGGCAATCAGGGCCGCGACGACCCCTCCCGGGGCAAGCACCATTTCCCCCATTGCGGGCCCACGTACCGAACTCGTCGCGGAGTCCTCGGACGGGCCCGCCAATTCTTCGGCGGGGAGAGAGGGGGAATCGCGGTGAAGATCTACTACTGCCGCGAGTCCGAGTTCATCAAGGCCGGACAGTGGGGTCCGAAGGATCGCACCGAGCCCATCGTCGACCTGCTCGACATCCAGGTCTACAAGGACGACGGCTTCGCCTACGAGTTCCTGATCGAGGAGTGGGTCCTTTCGGGCAGGACGATCCGCCTGGGGATCTACCAGGAGTCCTTCGACGCGTTCGCCGACTGCGAAGGCCTCATCAAGTTCCTGCGCGACATGAAACCCAACAGCCTGGCCGAGGTCCAGGGCTGGCTCGACGCGAACGGCGCCCTCAACAACCTGCATTACAAGGCACCGGGCGATACCAGCCCGGATCCTCTCTCCGGAAGGGGGCGCGCTGGGGCGCCCCCGACCCCTTCCCCTCGCAAGAAAGGACGGAAGGCATGACCACCGAGACGAAGCGCCTGGAGATCCACCAGTCGCACCTGGTCAAGTTCGAGATGTGCGGGGAGGCGTACCGGCGGCAGTACGTCGAAGGCGAGAAGGACCTGGCCGGCACGGCGGCGCTGCGCGGGAGTGGCGTCCACGGCGGCGCGCAGGTCAACCACATCCAGAAGAAGAAGACCGGCGTGGACCTGCCGCGCAAGCAGATCATCGACGCAGCGGTCGCGGCCTTCGAAGCGAGGAAGGAGATGGAGGGCTTCCGTCTCACCCCCGACGAGGAGTCGATGGGCACTGGGACCGTGATGGCGCGGACCGTGCAGACGATCACGACCCTCACGGGCCTGTACGCCGACCAGGTGGCGCCCGGGATCCAGCCCGACCTGATCGAGGAAAAGATCACCGTCGAGGTCCCCGGCGCGGGCATCGATCTCGCCGGCACGATCGACCTCTCCACGACCGAGTCCAGGCTGAAGGACTTCAAGACGTCCACGCGATCGAAGAGCCAGAAGGACGCCGACGAGTCCCTACAGCTCAGCCTGTACGACTTCCTCTACGAGAAGAAGACAGGGCGGAAACCTGCCGGTGTCGACCTCGAGGTCCTCGTCGACCTCAAGACCCCCAAGCATCAGCGACTTACCACCGTGCGCACCGGGCGGGACCGCCAGGTCCTCTTCAACCGCATGAACGTGATGCTCAAGTCTCGCCAGGCCGGGATCTTCGCGCCGGCCGCGGTGGGCTCCTGGAACTGCTCCCCGAAGTGGTGTGGCTTCTGGACCACTTGTCCCTTTGTGAACAGCGAACGGATGGCCGCCGCGGCCAAGAACGAGGACTAGAAGGAGAACGACCCATGGTAGACCAGCGAGCACAGTCCACGGATCTCGCACCCATCCCCAGCAAGGATCTCGCGGCCGCGGCGGGATTCGACGGCGCCGGAGCGATGTCGGAGGCCAAGAATCAGGTCGGCGCCGCGGCCGCAGTCGCGCGCGAGGAAGCCGAGCTGAAGGCCGCGATCATCGTGGCGAAGCGGTTCCCCCGGAACGAGTACGACGCCTTCACCAAGATCATCAAGGCGTGCGAGCGGCCGAGCTTCGCGGAGGAGGCCCAGTACGTCTTCCCGCGCGGAGGCGAGATGATCGATGGGCCGAGCGCACCGTTCGCCAGATCGGCCAGCACCTACTGGGGCAACATCCGCTCCGGGATCCGAATCGTCTCCAAGGATGACGACTGGATCCACCTGAAGGGCTGGGCCCACGACGCGGAGAACAACGTCTACCGCGAGGAAGAGGCCAAGTTCAGGCGCCTTATCTACCGGAAGAAGGGCGGCTGGCAGAAGCCCGACGAGCGCGACGAGCGCGAGCTGACGAACCGGATCGGCGCGATCGCCGAGCGGAACGCGATCCTCAAGTGCATGCCGAACGACGTGATCGAGGACGCGATGCGCCAGGTCAAGGAGACCAAGCGCAAGGCGGCCGCCGGCGAGCTCAAGAATTTCCAGAGCCGACAGGACGCGATCCGGCGCATCGTGAAAGCCTTCTTCGAAGTGTACGTGTCGGCCGAAATGCTCGTCCGGTTCCTCGGACATCCACTCGAAGCGGTCAACGAGGACGAGTTGGTCAAGCTCCGCGGCATCTGGAAGTCGATCAGCGACGGCAACTCCAAGCGCGAGGAGTATTTCGACATGAACGCCGCGCAGGGAGCCGAGGAGGTCGAAGGCCCGATCACGGGCAAGGCGATCTCCGAATCCCTGCCCAAGACCGGCACCGAGACTCCCGCGGTCGACGACAAGGTCGTCCAGCGCCAGAAGGAGCTGGAGGCGGCGAAGACCGGGCAGCCCTCCGGCGCCCCCTCCGCCGAGGAGCAGGAGAGGATCCGGTTCCGCGAGGACTTCGACTCCAAAGCGCTGAAGTGCGCGAAGTGCCCGCCCTACACGTTCGCCACCGACGACGCGAACGAGATGAAGAAGCACCTCGAGGACAAGCACCCCAACGGCAACGCCCAGACCAAACCGGCCGCCCCGGACAAGAAGGGCGGCGACCTGTTCGGCCCCAAGAAATAGGCCGAGCCCTCAACGTGGGGGGCCCTGGGCCACCAAGCCCAGGACCTCCCGGTGGACGGCTCGGATCAACGGAGGTGGCGAATGACGATCAGGATCACGACCAAGGGAATCGGAGCGCACGACCAGGACCTCGAACTTCGGCATCACACCCTGCTGGTGGGCCCGAACGGTTCGGGCAAGTCGAAGCTGGCTGAGGCGATCAGGATGCTGGCCCTGGGCTACGTGCCGGCGTTGGGGAAGCGACCGGTCGACCTGGCCGCGCTGATGCACGGCGAATCGATGTCGGTCGAGCTCACCATGGACGGCGGGCGGACCATCCGACGGACCCTGGAGCGGCGCGACCAGGGCTACACGGCCTCGGCGGAGGCCTCCTGGATGCGCCAGGCCAAGCCGGGCGAGGTGTCGAAGGCGATCACGAAGCTCTTCGGCAACGAGGAACTCGACGTGGCCGAGTGCCTGGACATCCGCCAGCTGCTCGCCGCCACTCCGAACCAGCGTTGTGCCCGGATGGAGGAGCTCCTCAACGCGGCCGCCCGGAGTGGCGACGACATCG